CCTCTTTATGAGGTTGAACATTAGGGCTCACGGCGATCCGGCAAACATTCGGATAAGCCCTTTCGGGGTCCGGCAGTCACCTCGATTTAGTGCGCGGGTCCGTTACCGGATAAGCCGCGTGGCTCCGAAACCGCCCATCGCCAGAGCGGCCCATTGCCTGCCGGTCAGAAGCTCAGCCCCGCCCGGAAAGTCGTTCACGCTGCGCGATCAGCTGTTTCAGTTCGCCTTCGCGCTGCGCATACTCCGGGGTACCCCGGGTTTTCATGATGTCGTTGATCTTGGACTGGACGTCCGAAGCGTTGGCCGGCATGCCATCGCTCAGGGTCGCCAGGAAATTCGGGTCTTCCTGCGTCGCGCGGCTCGCGCGGATCAGCAGCTGGATCATCTCAGGATCGTCACCGACCCTGGTGCCATCCGCCATCTGACGATTGAGGAACTCTTTCGCCTTCTCCGGATCACGCGGACCAAACGCGGTTAGCGCCGCATTGGCATGCTTCATTTCAAGGTCAAGATTGTTTCCGTAGATCTTCTGCAGCATCTGCCGGGCTTCAGTCGCCTTCGTCACGGCAGCCGCCGCCATCTGGGCGGCCTGCTCCTGCATGGCTTTGTGATAAAACGTCTCCAGCGTCTTCACGACCTCCGGATGCGCCGCAAAGCCACCCTGCTTGTGCAGGTCAGCCAGCGCGCCGTCGAGAAATTGCTTGTCGGCGTCCGACAGTTCCAGCCCCTCAGGCGGCGCAGCGCGCTCATACTTGTCCGGCGCCTCGGGAATACCCAGCGCCTTGGCAAAGGCAGCGCGATCCTCGTCCGTGGCGTTCTCGCCCGGCAGCTTGATCATGCCTTCAGTCTTGTTGCGCAGCGCGGTCTGCGTGTCGGTGAACGACTTGTAGAAGTCCTGCGGCGTCGCAAAGCGCTCAAGGTTCTCACGCATCTTCGCGTCTTCACCTGCGAGCACCAGGCGCCAGTCCGAATTGTCGCCGGCGCCCGCAGGCTCAGCTTCTGCAGCGGATAGGGACACCGCAGGCTGAGCAGGATCTGCCGCACCGGGCGCTGGCGCTGGAGAAGGAGCGACAACAGCAGCAGGCGCCGCCGGCGCGGCAGAGGGGGTTACGAGAGTATCAGCTTCGGACATGGGAACTCCTTGTATTTGCCCACTCTACTCGCCATCCGTGGACGCGCTGTTGAGCGTGCCTGCGCAAATCACCGCCATGACCAAAGTGCCGATCATACCGCCGAGGATGAGGCCGATAATGAAAGTGATCACACCGGCACCGTTTCCGCAGCGAGCCCATTCTCCGCCAGCACCCCATCAAAATGCTCCCGAGGCACAACGCCTTCGAGGCATGAGATAATCAGTTGCGAGCGCACAGCGTCGATCTGCTCGTCTGTGTAGCCCGTGTCCGGTGGGTAAGCCTCACCCAGCCAGACCGCAGCCGCTTCGGGCGTCACCCATGCGTGAAGTCCGTAGTGGGTAAGATCCGCGCCCGTGTACAGCGGCACGCTGAACTCATGGCCAGAATGCCCCATCGCCATGCCAAGCTGCTCGGCAGTGTCGCGGAAGTCAGCGGGCGTGATGGCGACGAGGCTTTCGGTGTACATGGTTATTCCGCAGGCTCTTCAGCCGGTTGTGGCAGCGCCGCATTGAACGCAAGCCGAGCGGCAGTGATGCCTTCCTCAGACGTCGCGGTGCCGTATTGGGTGGCGTAGCTGAGAGCGGCCATGTTGCAGACCATATCCATGTAAGCGGCGTTGGTCTCAATCGGGTCGGTCGTCTGGACGTATCCGTCAACGATGGTGATGGTGTAGCTCATTCTGCTGGCTCCTGTGGTTCTGCGGCTTCCTTAAGCTTGTTAAAGATGCCAAGGGCGGCGGGGGCTGCTGACAGGCCAATCGCTTTGACGGCGCTGTCGAGCAGGTTAACGAGGGTTTGGGCTTCGGCTTCGGTTAGGGTGATGGTCATCGAGGGTTCCTTATGCGCTAATTGCGAGTGCGCCGCCGTTATTCCAAAGCGCGCCGGTAATGCCGGGGTCGGATGTTGGCACAATAAAGATAAGCTGTCCGGTGCCAGTAGAGCCGTCAGTAATTTGAAGTTGTCCGGCGGCTGATCTCTTTACACCAACATCTATTGTTGATCCGCCAGCGCCTAAAACATTATCATACCAAACAAATTCACCCGCTGAGGGCAGATAAAATTTATCTCCCAAAGCAACCCTTTCAACACCGCCCGCAGAAAAACTTATCGCATTTGCTACACGCCGAAAAATTCCCGTATCTGTGTCGCCAGTAAAAGCTATCACAGGATTAGCCGAATTTCCCGTTGTTTGAGTCAATATTTGTTGCGCGAACGTCGCCGCGCCTGTCGTCGCAATCGTAACCCGCGTCACCCCATCCGTCTGCAACTCCAGCGCCCGTGCGGAGCCTGTGCCAGCCTTCTCGGTGCCGATGCGGAGGACGTTGCTTTCCCAAGCGATCTTGCCGCGTTCATAATTCGAAGCGTCCGTGTACGTATTATAGGCGCGAAACGCCTGCGGGTTCGTGCTGCGTCTCTGCGCTAGGGTGTCGGCGGCGTCTCGGTAGAGTTGTACGTCGGCGGTAGCAGCAGGATTTGATCCCCACCCTAAATATTTCGCTCCGTTTACTGTTAGGGCCTGACTATTGACAGAAAATGCAGAGTTAATTCCGGTCTGACCCCCGCCACCAAAATAAATCAAGTTGGAGCTTGTAACGGTGGCGCCGCTAATAATATTTATATCGCCGTTTTTCTTTACGCTAAACCGACTACCCCCCCCCACCTGCAAATCCATCAGCAGCGAGCCGGATGCCGAGGCGGTGTCGGTGACGTCCATCTTGATGGCGGAGAAGGTTGTCGCGCCGTCGTTCCAGGTGTCGGAGAGGTTAAAAATATCAGCCATCAGACGGCCCTTTCTTTGATATAGCTGCCGGAGCGGTCGAACACTGCCTGACCGCTACGTGTAAGGATCGTACGCGCCACATAGCCGCCGGTTACCGTCACGGTCCACCCACGCGACACAAGGTCATCAATCGCCGCCTCGCCCGTAGCAGATGGCGCAGAGCCGCCGGACTGGTTGAACGTGCCGCCGCTTGTGCCAGCGGTGTTGATGGACACGAGGATGTTGTCGATGCTGGTTTGCGAGAGGTTGGTGGAGGCAAAGGCGTTGGCGAAAAGTGTCGCCGAGCACGTGTCGAACATGTTTGCGGGAAATGTGGTTAGACTAGTACAAGCAAACCACGCGAAACGAAAATCTGTTCCGCTGCTGATGTCTAGCGCAGGGAAGCTAGTCAGGCTGGAGCAACTTCGCCAAGCGCCGTTGAAACTTGTCCCACTACTGACGTCAAGCAAAGGAAAGCTAGTCAGACCTGCGCAGATTTGCCATGCAGCAAAGAAATTTGTCCCACTACTGACGTCAAGCAAAGGAAAGCTAGTCAGACCTGTGCACCCAAACCATGCGTCGCGGAAATTTGTCCCGCTACTCGCATCAATTACCGGAAAGTCGCGCAAATCCGTCCGCGCACGCCACCCGCGCGCAAAATCAGTCACCCCCCCAAAGTCAGCCGCAGCGCCGCGTGCCGATCCCTCGGCCAGCACAATCGCCTCTTGCACCGTAGTCAGGTCGGCTGATGTCCAGAGGATCGCGCACAGGTCGAAAGGCTGATAGATCGGCATCGTGTACGTGCCAGCGGAATAGGCCGCTGACGCTGCGTAGGAGCCGTTCCTCGTCAGCGCTACCCATGTGCCGTCTGTGATGGCCGGTGCGGTCCATGCGAACGCGTCATCCACGTTGTCGAAATCGAGCGCGTAGGTGCTGCTGACATCCCGCAGGATCGGACGGGCCGCGTCAGATGGGGCGGTGGCGTGATAGCCGGGGATTTCTTGGATGGAGAGGTTGTCGATGGTGCCGATAAACCGACCGCCGCCAAAAAGAGCCGCCACAAATCCGAACCCAGCAGCGGTCGCCCCCTGCAAAATAATAGAGTACGACCCGCTTGCGGTAATTTGGAGTTGTCCTGCGGTTGTATTAAATTGCGGTCGAGCAAGCAATGCGCCTTGAGATAACGTCAACACAAAATCAACTCTATAAAATTTTGGGCTGATTAGCTGTGCTGAGGATTGATAAGCTATATTTGGCGCATCGGTTCCGTCATAAGACAAAACTCCGTCCGCAATAGACCAGCCTGTACCAAGCGTCCAATCACTATCCGTATCAAACGTGCCATTCGTCACAAGCTCCGGCGTATCCAGCGCGGCCAGATACTCCGCCGCCGTCAGCCCGCCCATCTGCGCCTTGTCGAGCATCAGGCCGACAGGCCCATCGGCCACCGCATTCGCCCCGCCCGTCCGGGCTGCGTAGATCGACGTCAGGTCGTTAGGATCATAGAACGCCACCGTCTCGCCTGCGCTGAGCAGGGAGGCGATTAGCGAATCAAAAGTTTCGGTCGGGATAGGAGGCAAGCCGCCACCGGAGCCGGTGACTGCCGCGTTCCAGAAATTGATGCCGATCCCAATCACCAGAACGCCACGATCCCTTCCGCCGTGGTGCTCGCTGCCCTGATGCGGGACACGCTGATCGGCAGGAGCGCGCCGGACGGCACGCCGGGAATGACGACTGTATTGCCGCCGCCGGCCATCACGACTTCAAGGTCGCCACCCGTGCCGACATAAACCGCACGGGTCACGTTGGCGAGGTCGGTGTCATTGGCTGGCGTGATGACCGCAGCATAACGTGCGGACACACCGTAGGGCTGGCTGAGAGATGTGTCCGCCATAGCTCAGTTTGCCTTCTTGGCTTGCTTGTAGCCGTAGACAGCCGCGCCTGTGAAAATCACAAAGCCAACAAATGCAACCAGGCCCTCTGGGAGCGTTTTGGTCACAGCGCCGTCGAGAGCGATGTTGTCGATAAGAAATGCCAGCGCGAGGCCAGCGAGCACGTTGCCGATGGTGGTCAGGTCGATCTTGTCTTTCACGGTTCAGCCCTCCTAAGACTGTCAGCCCTCTGGCTTATCCCCTGATACACCGGCCTCAGTGGACCCCTCGTTCACCTCATAGATGCTGATGCCCGCCAGATAGCTGATCGCCAGCGCCACCCATTGCTTGCCATCCCGGAAGCCGCCCTCGCGCTCGGACCAGCCCGCTGTCGGAAACGCCGTCATGCCGCACAGGTGGTTGAGGATGATCCACACGGCCGTCTTCTGCTGGGCCGCCGTGGCGTGGCCGCGCACAACAGCCCGCATCGCCAGGACGTGGTCCGGCTCCAGCTTCGGCATCTCGTCTATGCGGACAGCCTGCATCATCAAACAGGCCCCATCGCCGGATCCATCATGCCGCCGAGCGCATCACCCACAGCCCGCAGGTTCTCAGGCCGGGCCTTGAGCGCAGCTTGGCCAGCCTCCATTGCCATCGTTTCCATCTTCGCAGCGTTGGCTTCCTCAGCCTGCTGCTCCCGCGACGCCTGCACATCCTCGCGCTTCTTCTGCCACTTGGCCGGCGCAATGCCCTCCATCGCGTCACGGAACGCAGTGTCAAAGTCGATATTGTCCACCGCTGCAATCGCTGACGGGTGCTGCGTGGCGAGCAAGCCGCTTGCGCCCTCAAGCAGCTGCCGGAACTGCGCGACCTTCAGCTTGCGGAGCGCGTCGCTCAGCGGCGTCTCGAACTCAAACTCAATGTCGGCCTCACTCAGCGCCTCAGGCAGGCCCTCGATCGATCCGTCCTCAAGCACGCGGCCAAACGCGCCTTTCGCCATGGCGCGCTGGAACACGCTGTCCATGAGGAGTGCGTTCTCGGCTTCCATCGGCTCGAAGATGGGCGCAGCCTGGATCACATACTGCTCGACCCACTCAGCCGCTTCATATGCTGTCATCTGCTTTTCAGGCAAGCGGCGCAGCAGGTTGACGAAGAACTCTCGGCCTAGGCGCTCAGTCTGGCGCTGGATGAACTCCATGCCATAACGCGGATCACCGCTCTCGATCGGGATGACCGGGTCGCCGTGCATGCGCTTGTCATAGTCGCCATCGACATAGGTGATCGTGTCGGCGCCCAGCGACAGCGGGCCAGAGATCAGCCCCTTCTGCACGATGCGTGGCGGACGCACCTTGGTCTCGATGCCGGTGAGCAGCGCCTCTTCGGCGACGTTCAGCATGCGGCCATCAGCCAGCGCAACACTAGTGCAAGGCGAGCGGCCATAGTCCTCGCCCGACACATCCATCCAGACGCGCACGGTGAATGGGAAGGTCAGAAACTCACCTGATGCCAGCCCGCATTCCTTGACGCCCTCAGCGCAATAGACCGCTTGGAACCGGGCGCCCTTCAGCCGGGACTCGGTCTTGTCATAGCCTTCCTTGTCGATCGGCGTGACGCAGCGATACACACACTTGCGCTGCTCGATGTGCCCCTGGTCATACTCGCGCTGCCACTCCAGCGGCATGCGTGACTTGCCGAACAGCTGCACGATTTGGCGCAGCGTGAGGTGCATCTTCTGGTACAGGTGATCGACCACGCCTTCCGCGTTCTTGGTCCACGCCACGTCCTTCAGGTGCAGGCACGAGAACAGGATGCCGGACTGGTCGATGTTGTAGGGGTGCGCGATCACGGCATTGCCGAAAGTCACATAGTCATGATCGGACTCGGCCATCGCCTTGGTGAAATTGGCCTTGGGCGCGTAGACGATATTGCGCTGGGTCTTGCTCGCCTGCTCCAGCCAGCGCTTGGCCTCGTCATCATCAGGCTCGGGCCGGGCCGCGGCGCGGAACCAGTCGCGGCCGCGCGGGCGCAGCATGGCGCCGAGATTCTGCGCCAGGTCGCGCCGCATCAGCATCGGCTCGGTCGAGATGATCCCGTCATACCGCTCATCGCCCGCCGAATAGGTGCGCGTGAAGTCAGCTCGCTCGGGATAGAAGATCTCGGCCTGCTTCTGCCAGAGCAGGTCGTAGAGCGCCTTGTTCTTGAACGCGGCCTGCGCCAGCTTGAGCGCCTTCTCCGCACGCGAATGCAGGGCGTCGGTCTTCGGCGGTGTGTCGATGCCCTCGTAAGCCATCAGCCGAGCAGCGTCCCGCCGCTCTTGGTCGGTGGCGCGGTATACATGTTGTCACCGAGCGGGCCAGACAAGAGTGTTGACATGCGCCCGGCCTTGGACCGCGACTTGCGCGCGTCCTCGATCGCGGCCTGCTGGACGTTGGGATCCTGGGCAGTGGGAATCGCCTTTGGCGCCGCAGGCGGCGGTGGAGGCGGTGGCATTTTCGGCATACGCATGGGTCACCCCTTACTTTCTGCCGATGATCCTACTGCGGTGGGGGATGACTGACGGTTGATTGCCCCGTATCTGCGCCGCCTTAGCCAGTGAGCGGTTGCCGGGCAGAGACGCGTACCATCCCAAGAGGCAGCTATCACCCTTGTCAGGCGAGCGCCCCAGTCGCTTCTTGATCTCGTCCTTGCTCTCGATCTTGATGCCAGTGCGCGTGATCTCATAGGTCGGCGCGGCTAGGTCTTGCGCCAGCTCCTCATCGGGCGGCAATTCGACATTGTCGCCCGTGATCGGGTTCAGGCTCTCGCGCAACATCCAATGCATGTAGGCGCGCATGTTGATAAACTGGTAATTGCCATGCTTGGCGCGGGCTGTTGCAGCTGACGATGGGTTCACGCCGATCACCGGCATGTCGAGATGCTTCTTCAGGTGCGTGTGCGCATCACCGCCCCAGCCGCCGCCCATGTCGATGCCGATTGTCGCGCCGTCACGGACCAGAGCAACCACCATGCCAGCTACTGCCGGACCATCAGTCGTAGCGTGGCCTGGCAGCTTGGTCTGCTCCTCGACCCGCACCCCATAAACGGGCGTCACGACCGTGTTGTCTGGCCCGCCTTGCGCCACGTCTACGCCCAACCCGGTCATAGGGCCTTTGGGTCGATTGCGGTTGGCGATCCATCTGGCCTGCGCTGCCTTGATCCAGGCCATCGGGATGGCGCGGCTCAGTTCGTCACCGGCCTCCTCGAAGGCTTCCTCGTCCGTTGCGGGATACTCGCGCTTGAACCCTACGCAGAACTCGTCAGAGCCGAGGCCGTCAAGCATCGCCATCGCCCGGTTTTTGTCCCACGCCCAATAAAGCTGGTCGATGCGCAAGCCGTGCAGGACCATGTATTCCCCAAACGCCTGCGGAGGATGCCAGCCATCAGGGGGTTCCTTGCAGTATTCCTCGTGCAGGAACCACGGGATGAACAGGGCCATGTAGCCCGACTCGCCCTTCTTTGCAGCCATCCAGGCGCGGTGAAACCGGCCGCCCGGCTTGTCCGCCGTGCTTTCGATGATGATCTCAGTGCCATCCTCGTCAGGCACAGCTTCGGCCAGGCCCTTCCATACTTCGGAGGCGCTGGCGTCGGGCCAAAAGTCGAACTCCGACGCATGCAGGAACTGGATCGTATTGGAGCGGCCAGCCGATCGCGCGCCGGCGGTGGCAATCTTATAACCGCTATCGAGCCTGGAGAACTTGAGTTCGTTGGCATTGGCCACGCCGGTCTCGGGCTTGAAGTCGGGCAAGTTGTTGTCGTGATACCGCTTCGTCATGCCGAAAAGGTTCTGCGTCGCCGCGTCCTCGTGCGTCACGATAAAGGCCAGGACGCCGGTAGACGTCGAGACCTTCTTGTAAAACCGGCCGCCGACATAAGTGGATATGCCTTGCTGGCGCCCCTTGAGGATCAGCACGCGCACCTTGCCTGTCTCGCGCAGCTGGTCGTTGATGCGCTCATGTGCATAGCGCTGCGACGAGTTCAGCAAGAGAGCCTGCAAGCCATCGCTCTTGGTACGGATCTGCAGGCAGCACTCAAAATACAATTCGTCATCCATGAGGATGCGCTCGTATTCCTCGTCAGTGAGTTGTTGGGCGGCGCTCATTCACACGCTCCCTGACGCTGGCCAGACGGTCCTCGTGCGATATGACAGTCGTTTCCTGCTTCTCGATACGATTGCCGGTCAGGATGCTAAGCTCTTTGATGCCAACAAACGCGGGACCGTAGGCGGCGTCATCCTTGGCTGCCTTATAAACTTCTGCTGCTTCCCGGATCAGCCATTTCAGGTCAATCTCCAAGCTCTCAGCCACGCGTTGCTTGCGTTTTTCGACTTCGGCACGAACCTTTGCATTTCTTAACAAGCGGCATGCCTGACTTTCAGCGGTGTTGGGGCTGTAGCCAGCCCGGATCGCCGCCTGCGTCCCGTTGTTATCGATCATGTACTCCAGAACAAACCTTAACTGCTTGTCGGTCAGATCGGTCACGTTTTGCCTCCCCGATCCAATATAAACATCGCCGTCCTGGTCTCAGCCTGACGGAACGTGCAGCGCGAGCCCTCAAACGAAATGCCGGTAATGCCGGCCAGAAGGCCGTTGAGGTAAATGCCAATCACGGGATAGCCGTTCGGAAATATGGGCGTGCCGGCATCCATGATGGAGTGCTGGTATTCCATCTCCTCCATGCGGACCTCAGTGACGGGCAGCACGGAGGCAGACGCCATGTCTCGCGCAAAGCCGGTGACAAAAGCGTCGTAAGCGTTCGCGGTCTTGCCCGCATAGCCATGAGGCGGGCCGGCGCGATGAACGTGGCGCTGAATGATCAGCGGCAGTTCGCGCTTGGTCTTTGGCGATACAGGGATGATGCGGGGGGTCATGACGCCACCTGCGTCAAAATCAGCGGCTTGCCGAATTGATTGTGCAGCCATAGAGCCGCCTCATAGGTCAGCACCATGCCGCGCGGCCGGACAGCGGCGACGGGATCAGGCAGGCCCATCGCGCCGAACGCCTTGCGGATGTGGTGGCTGAAAGAACGGATCTGCGTGTCCTGCACCTGTCCGGGGTCGTCCTGGTACAGACGCTCGCGCGCTGCTTCATAGGCTTCAAGCAGTTGTTCGGACGTCTTCACGAGCGGATAAGCCTCCATCAAGATACCGAGGAATATAGCCTGCCATGTGGGGATGGAGAGTTTATGCGCGACCTGGTGGGCAAGGTTCATGCCCGTGATGCGGCGCATCTGGGCCTCGACTTCGTGGACCAGTTCGGGATGTTGTATATATAATGCAACATTTTTTTGCTTATTTTTCTCATAAGAAATAAGGCGTTGCACAGTCGATCGGTCGCGGCCTCCGAAAAATGCCCCAATCCATTCCAGGCTTTTGCCTTGTTCCTGCAGGACAATCATCGCCTCAACACGCGCCTTGCAGACGCGGCGGTCGCGTGACCGCCCGCGTAGCGCTTCGGCAGACAGGCCATACTGGATGGCGATCTCGATGACCGTGGCGAGGCCGGCGGGGGCGGCTTTGATGGGGCGGGAGTAGCTTGCTGGCCTCATTGGCAATCACACGCCTCCCCAAATCCAACCGCACAATTCGCGGCATGCCCCTCAAAAACGCGCTCAGAGCGCCGTGGAGCGGCTTCTTGCGCTTCCGCTACCACCCCAGCGGCCACCTCGCCGATGGGCCTCAGGCCGCCATTCTGGCCCCGTTTTGAGGCAAGGTGCGCGCTGAGCGCCTCCTCGCGGTCGGAGTAGACCTTCTCCCGGGCGTCAATGCGGGCCTGGACCTCGTCATAGGTGGCCTTCATCGCCAGCATCTCATTGGTCAGATCAGCCAGCTTGCGCAGGTCGGCGCGGTGATCCTCAGCCTTGAGCGCGGCGCGTGCTTCCTGCTGCGCGTCGATGAGGGCCTGAGTGGTGTCGGCGTGCGTCTGGTCGTCTGTGTCGGTGTCAGCCATTGGACTGCCCTCCCATCCGTGAAATCATCCACCCCTCGTGCTGGTCCTCCAGCCACTCGGTCAGCTCGTCCCATGTGTCGAAGAACCAGTCGGGGGCCTGCGATCCGGCAAGCTGCACGGTCCACTGGGCGCCGGTCGTCTCGATCGTGATGCCCCAGGTCAGGGGTTCGCCGCGGTTCATCTCACCGCCTCCCCCTGATCGCATCCGCCTCGGAGACGATCCGCACGACGCGATGTCGCCGCTCGTGCTTGCAGAAGCGGCAGATGTGCCACTCTTCGTGATGCTTGTGCCCGGTCGTGTCGCGATTGACCCGCATCACCATCCGGTTGACGTGTTTGCCCCGCCGGCAGGTCTCCAGCATCACGCCGCCCTCCGCTCAGCGATCAGCCCGTCCACCGTCTCCCGGTGCAGGTAGTACCACTGCTTCAGCGCCTTCTCGGTAATTCCGAGGGGGTAGGCGGCGCGGTCCCATTGCAGGCCCTCGTCCTTGCGGCGCCGGACGGCCTCCACCCTTGCCCAGAACCGGGCGCCCACAACAGGCGCCGACTTGTGCCCCCGGTCATACCCTGCCAGCTGGCGCTCATAGTCCGGGCGACGAGCGAGCCAGTCCTGCAGGGCCTGGCGCGAGATGCCCTCGGCCTTGGCGAAGCTGTACCGCGAGCCGCCGACCTGCAGGTGCGCCTTGAGCCGGGCAAGGCGCGCGGCGTCGGCGAGGTAGTTGCGGTGGGGGGCGGGCATCAGGCAGCCCTCCGCTCGGCAGGCCGCGCATTCGCCGGCAGGCTCCACACCGGGCCGGCCAGCGTGATGGGCGCGGAGTCACCACTGAGCGCCCACTTCGTGGCAATCATCTTGCGGACGGACTCGGGCTTCCGGCTCGGCTTGGGTCCACCCCGCGAACCCGGCCCCCGGCTGACCACATGCAGCTTAGGTCCGCGAGGCTGGGTCCGGTTTGGAACCCCAGCCCGGCGCTTGAACCCGGCGCGGTTGATGATGCCGATCACGGCCGAGCGGGACTTGCCGCGCAGGTGTTGGGCGATGTCGGATGAGGTCTCGCCGTCTGCCCACATATCGCGGACGAGGCGCACCTGCTCTGGCGACCAGTTACGGAAGTGAGGCAGGTCTTGGGTCGTATTCATTTCGGGCTCCCTGGTTGGAGCCCGTGCTGGGGAGATGCGTTCGCTCTAATCGGCGTCAGTCATCACAGCAGGAAAAGTGCCACAGAGGGGGCTGGCGGGCAAGGCAAAATCGATAACTGCGATAATTGCGATACGTGTTAGCCCCCCTAGAGAAAATTCGCATCGAATAGCAATAAATCTTGCCACAATCTCGCCTTAATCAGTCATACTCAAAACAACACATCGCAATTATTATTTATGCCCTATCCTGTAGTGTTTACTGGGGAATAAACCGCGACGATAACCGCGATCAAATATCGCAGTTATGGAGCCATAAGTGCGATAACTGCGATGTCCCAAATCGCGGTTATCGTCGCACTTATAGACAAGAAAAAACCCCGGCTTTTCGGGCCGGGGTTTGAGCTTCATGGAAGGCTGTAAAAGTAGGTTGGCCTGCCCCTGATGTTGGGCTTCTCGTGCACCTCGATTGCCCCTGACTGGTGCAGGGCGTCAAGCGCGTCCTTTGCGTCCCGCGTTGAGTAGCGGTGCTTGAGCGCTTCCATAAGCTGCCGGTGAGAAACCTTCCCCCGCCGGCCCTTGATGGCCCGCAGGATCTCTTGGGCTCGTGCCTGGGCTTCCGTGTCGGCGATATAGTCCCGGCCTGCCTCAAGCGCGTAGGAGAAGCAGTGGCGGGCAATCTCGATGCCCCACGCCATATCCCCCTGCTCGACCTCTGCCAGCCCGCCCTTGCGCCCGACAGCGCGAATGAAGGCAAGGCGCTGGGCATACTCTGCGGCCCTGGAATGGAAGGCGGCGAACTCGGGATCGCCGTCCGACTTACCCTCCACTTCCGACAAGTATGCCTGGTACATCGCCCGCGCGCCGGCACCCCACTCACACTTCAGCATGAAAGCGGCAGGATCGGCGTCGGCCTGGTTGAGGTTTGTCGCCACCAGCCCACCCTGCCCGTGCATGATGAGCTTCAGCCCCTCAATGATCGCGTGCGGCACATGATCGAGGCTGGCAGTCGGCTCCACAGCGTTCGGGCGAACAAGGCTGGGGAAGATCAGGAAGCGGTTCAGGATGCCGTTGGACGTGTCCAGCCCGCTGAGCGCCCCGAAGAACTCCTCCGGCGTAGAGGTGCCATAAAGGCTCAGCGCCGGCGCATGAATGAGGGTCGAGCGCTTCTGTGCCCACTCCGGTGTTGGCATGGGCGAAAAGCTAGATCCCCATGCTGTACGCAGGATTGCCCCAACCGCTTTCTCAAACCCCCCTGCCTTGCGAGAATTAATGCGGGCCATGAAGGCACCGAACTCATCCATCGCGCAAAAGCCAAGCGGCGAACGGGTCATAAAATTGATCACAGCGGTCGAGGATATGAACTCGCCCGGCCCGAGGTGCTGCCCCATGCCGGAAGCTGTCAGGATCCGTTTGGTCGCCTGCAGGGCGTGATCCTTGCCCGCGCCTGTCGGGGCTATCCCGAGGGCGTAGATGTGCGAGCCCGTTCGGGTTGGTCCGGCATATTGCCGCCCCATGGCCGTCCCCACCACGCAGAGCGAAGCGGCGAGGGCAAGGGCGGGCTGAGGCTTGATCGCGCTGTCATTAATCCATCGGGCGATGGTGCCGACGAGGCCGGGCGGAAAACACAGGTCCGGCGTCAGCCCGGCAAATTCCACCGAGTCGCTTTCCCCCTCTTCTTCCTCCAGATACTCATCATCTGCCGCAGGATCGGGGTGATTTCCTTCCTCTGGTTTTTCCCGCAGGATGATGGCGGGGCCATCATCAAGGCCGAGGCGCCCGGCGAGCCATTTATAGGCAGCGTCGAGATTGATTCCGAACGCCCGCATGATGAGGTCGAGGGCGGAGAACGTCTCGTCCGTCCCCCAGTCCTTGATCCCGACTGGCTGGATGGAGAGGTTCCGCTTCCGCTTTTCGGGCGGATTGCCGGACCCGCCAGCCCGCCAGAGCGGCACCCCCTCATAGCCCAGTCGCGCAGGTCTGAGACGCCCGATGGAATCAAGATCAGGCACCCAGTCGCTGAGACGGGTCAGGGCGGTTTGGTTGAGGTCCATGAAGGGCGAGGAAATATCCCACTCCCCCGGCTCAACAGCGCGAATGCCAAGACGCTCGCGGCGTTTGGCGCGCTCATGCCCGTCACGGTCCCAGCCGATCGACTGCAGCGTCTCTTCCATCGCGGCGAGCTGGTCGGCTTCGATGAAAGGCAGATTATGCGGGGGCACCGGCCCTGGTCCGATCCACTGATAGACAGGGCCGTCTGGATGCACCGATGGCGGCACAACCGTCTGGCGGGTGTCGCGGCCGGTCAGCACTTCGAGGATGTTCTTGTCGTCGCGCCGGTAGACCCGAGTGGTTATCTCCTCATCTGCCCGGTAGAACAGCGTCACCCCCTTCGCCCCCTTCTTGGCCATGGGAGTGAAGGGAAGCGCGCCGCGGACTTCCTCGACCTCATCATGATCGGTCAGGTCGATGTCGATGGCGATCACCTGCTCATGCTCGCCCACCTTCGAGCCCAGCACGATGCCGATATTGCACTCGGAATAGGACGACCAGATTTCGTGCTGGATTTCAGTTGGCATCAGGTCGCGGAACCTTTGCCACTCGGTCATCATCTCCCAGCTGCTCCCCACCTTTTGGGCGGGGCGCTTATTGCGCGCCTCAATCGGCACGACATGGTAGCCAAGGTCGATCAGTTTGCTCGCCGAAGCGGCATAGGCGGACATTGTTTTCGTTGTCATGAGCCCCAGGCCCCCTTCAGAATGGCGGCGCGTTCTCTTCGCCAAGGCGGCGAAGCTCGGTGCGATACGTGGTCAGGATGCGGACAAGGAACTCTTCCCACTGCTCACGGGAGAGGCGCGCCATATCGGTCTGGCCGGCTTCGGTCAGGAACTTGCCCCCCGCCTTGCCGCCCAGCCTGATAGCTTCACGCTCGTAGAAGGTGCCGCTCGGATAGCCGACAGTGACCCAGTGCAGGGCGACGGAGATGCAGCGTGGATCGCCGCAGCAGATATGCCCGCCGACGCTCACCGGCCCGCCCTCTGCTCCGCAGACAGCGCACAGACCCGGCCCGGTTGCCGCCTTTGGCTTTTCAAGATCGTGGATCATGCGGCTGCTCCCTCGAACCGGCGCTTGTCGATGCGCGTGTATTTGCCGTCCCTCGCCAACGTGATGGATGCCGGGGTGCGAAGTGTCGGAAACCTCGCCAACGCTTCCTCGACGCTGATGGGAACCGGAAGGTCGCCGCCGTGGTCTATCCACCACCTCGCCGCCTTCGATCTGGCAAACCCAACATGCTCAAAGGCGACCCACTCAGAGATCTCTGTGACACCGGCAAAGGTATCGACCCGCATGGTAGGCGGGGCGTCCGGATCATTCATCTTGTGCCAGGCGCGCGCCCGCCAGCTGGTGACGGGGATCCATAGGTCGCGCAGTTCCCGCGTCATGACGGCCACGTCTTCGGCGCGGGTGGAGTGCTTCGGCTCGCCAAACTCATGCCCGCAATCGGGACAAGTCCGCACGCTGATATAGACGATGGCATTGCAGTCCGGGCACTCCTTCGCCCGAACCTCGCCTACATCTACCTTGCCTTCCTGCGCTTCGCCCCGCTTCTTCGAGTCCTTGATGTGGATCGCATCGACGGGGCCGTGGCGCCGGACGTTGCCGGCGTAGTCCAGCACAAGGCAGTTCTCCTTGCCTTGCGACAGGCGCGTGCCCCGGCCCATCATCTGGACGTAGAGGCCAGTGGAGAGCGTCGGGCGCATCAGGGCGATCAAGTCCACGCCCGGTGCATTGAATCCGGTGGTCAGCACCTGCGCATTGGTCAGAGCCCTGATCTTCCCTGCCTTAAAGTCGGCAATGATCCGATCGCGCTCATCCTTCGGTGTGTTGCCGGTGACGGTCGCCGCACTGATACCCCGCTCCCGCAGAGCGTCAGCGACAGCATGAGCGTGATCGATGCCGGAACAAAACGCCAGCCATGACTTGCGGTCCTGCCCTCGTTCGATGATGTCATCGCACGCAGCTGCCACGATGTCCGCCTGGTTGGCGGCATGGTTGAGAGCAGACGGCACAAACTCTCCGCCCCGCTTCTCCACCCCGGCCACGTCGATCTCGACGGCGCCATTCCGGGCTGTCAGCGGTGACAGAAACCCCGCTTCCGTGCCCGGACCGATGCCATATGAGTGCACGATCCGGTCAAAAAGGCGCCCCTCGCCCTGGTCCAGACGCCCACTATCGAGACGGTAGGGCGTGGCGGTCAGGCCGAGGATTCGAAGGCCGGGATAGTGGACGCGCAGCCCGTCGATGAAGGTGCGGTACATCCCCTCGCCTTCTTGCGGCACGAGATGCGCCTCATCGATCAGAATCAAGTGGCGGGGCGAGAACATCTCCGCCTTCTTAAACACTGACTGGATCGAGGCGTAGATGATCCGGTGATGGGTGTCGCGCTGGCCGAGGCCGGCAGAGTAGATGCCGACCGGCGCGTCCGGCCAAAGCCGGAGCAGTTCCTGAAAGTTCTGCTGTACCAGCTCGCGCACGTGCACAACCATAATGATCCGCATGGCCGGGAAGTCGCGCAGTAGGCGCCGCGCCACTTCCGCCACCACGAGTGACTTGCCGAGGCCGGTGGCCAGTTCGATGAGGGGGTTTCCCCCCTCTTCACGCCAGTATTTGAACACCGCCTCAATGGCCTCTTCCTGGTAGGGGCGAAGCTCAACCATGCCCGCCTCCCGCCACATCGCGCCAGGTCGTGCCGTCTGGCATGGCGTAGTCGATCCAGCCCGCCTCGATGTCGGCATCGACCTGCTGCCCGTTCACGAGGTCAGGAATCAGAAGGTGATGCTCGCACGCCCTGCCCTGCGCCTCGCGATCAAGTTCATGATTGGCTCGGTCGCAAACCCACTTGCCGCCGCGCACCGGCGTCACGTAGATACAGGTTCGGCAATTGCGACGCGATGCCTGCCCCTGATGGCAGACGGCCAGGTGATCACAAAACCTGCAGGTAAATGCCGCTTTGGTTTCCGGATCCTCGTGCAACTTGCCCGGTGGTCGGTCGGCAAATGCAATGCGTTCGGCGCGGGCTTCGATGCGGGCGCCCTCAGCCGCGTCGTACTCTATGCGCTGCGTCTCGACTTCGGAATTGTCCTTGTTCTTGTAGACGTAGAGTGCCCGTGTCCGCCCCCGCTTGTGCATGTAGAGCGTCATCTGGGTAACGTGATCGGGCTTCTTCGCCGCCACCCCGCGCTTCTTCACTGCCCTCCAGCTCTCAGCCTTGTGCGTCTTGATTTCAAGCACATGTACCGTGGACGGCGCTTCTGGGATGCCCGCAATCTCGCCGTCGAGATAACCGAACCCATGCCCATCCGCAAAACTGACACCCAACTGCTTGCCGTTGTCGTCGCGATCCACCACGGCATACCCGGCGGCGCGTAGGTCACGCACCATCTGGTCTTCGCCAAGATTGCCGTCCTCGAAGAGGCGCAGCATCTGTCCCTCGAACTTCTTGGGTGGGGTCACCCACCGGAAGCCATACCAAAGGGCCCGGTCGCATTCGAGACCCATGCCCGAGGCAGGTATCCTGTAACCATCACGCGACATCTGGGCTGCCTCGCGTGCCGCATCCATGGCGAGAGCAGTGGGAGATTTGATTTCAGGAAGCGCAACCATTGGCGCCTCCCTTGAAAAGCATTGCAAAGGGGTTCATCGAAAGCACTCCGCTCGATGCTGAAAGGTTGTCGGGAGGAAGAAGGGCGAGGCGGCAGTCAGAGTGGTATCAAAGCTGCCGCCCCGTCCGGTCAGGTCAGTCCCAGGGCATACCGCCGCCGGCCTGCGCCGATTGCGTCACCGCGCCACCTGCATCTTGCTGCGCAACAGGGCGCCCACCAGTTGTCCGATACGGAGCCGCCTTCTTCAGGTCGTTCTTCTTGCCATAGTCGTCCTCGCGGATCGCCAGTGTGGCCATGAACGGCTTGTGGTGCAGGTCCTCACTGTCGAGCAGGGGTGACGGCACGCCGGCAGCCTCGCAGATGCGCTTCAGCTGCTTGTGCGCGATCGATTGTGCGACGTCGTTTGGGTTGACGATGTTAAGGCGTTCCCAGTGGCGCCGACCCTTCATCGGCCCTTCCATGACTTCCATTGTCAGCACAAGGATTTTTCCCGTGCCGGCCTTCGTTGGCACGATGGCGGACTCCACGATCTTCATGGCGTATTCACCCGCAGCAATTACATCGCTGTCTTCGATCTTGGTATAATCAAAACCTGTTTTTCCGAGACTGGCCATTATGCTGCTTCTTTCGTGGTTGCTGCGCCGACAAGCGGCAGGTAGGGGGAAAGCTGGGCGTAGCCCTGCCCGGCGTCGTACTTGATACGCTCCGGCAGGCCGAAACGGTTCTTGGCGGTGAAGGCGGGGCGCCCCTCGGTGTAGATCCACCGCAGGCCGCCGCCTTCAGCGTGACGTACCTTCTTGTTGAAGCCCACGTCTTCAGACTTCACAGCGATGTCCTGGTTGATGAACAGGATGGCATCGACTTCATCCTGCACGGTGGCATTTGCCCGCTTGTGCAGGCGGATGTCGAAGCGGCTGTAGGGGGCCGAGGTGGGATCATCGAAGCGCTCAATGGAAGAGTGAGCGATGTAGATGATCGTCATGCCACGCTGCGTGCGGAGCATATTGGCAGCCGAGAACAGCTTGCGCCACATCTCGTCCGCCGCGACATAGCCCTTGCCATAGCCAGGATCTTCAATCGACTTCCAGCCATTCTTGGCGCAGACAGCTTCCCAGACCAGCGGTTCGAGACGGTCGAGCGTGTCGATGATGAGCGTGCGGAACTGGTGATCTCCAGTGTAGAGTGCCTTCATGGCGTCCATCACTTGGTCGAACGATTCCACCGCCCCGAACGTGGGGATTTCCACGCCCATCGGCACACCTTGCTCGATGTCCAGAATGATCGGGTCCGGGAACTCGGTGGCAAGCGATGTCTTGCCGAGGCCGGGTGGCCCGTAGATCAGAATGCGCGGCGGGTGCTGCGCTTTCGTCGTTTTCAGTGTTGCAAGGTCATAGCCCATAGTGGGCCTCCTCTTCTTCAGTTGACGGCGCCGGGATAATCCACCCGCTGCAGGCGCCGTTTGAGGCAGCAGGGTGGAATTGTAGAAGGCCAAGCTGGCCGGCTGGCAGGATGGCGAGGTGCGCCATTGCCGAATGTTTGGGGATCCAGGAGGCAGCGACAGCGACTACGTTGCGGTCGTCTTCAATCACGCCATGCGACACGATCAGGTCGAGCAACAGCTTCACCTTGTTGTCGATGTCGGCGCTCATAGAATTGCGCTCGACGTTTACGATCACTGCCACTTCGCCCGCGATGTGGCGGGGACGCTGCTGGCGAAGTACCCAGCCCGCGTGACCCTTCCAGTCCACAGCCTTCTGCGTCAGCGCGCGGCCGCGCGAGGTGTTACGGAAAGCCGCATTCACTGACGGCGGGGCGGGCAAGCTGAGAAAAACGGGGACCGCAGCCGCAACCGCGGCCCCCTTCAGTGCACCCCCAGCACGGGCAGTGATCCGGTCAGACATGCATCGCTCCCACGATGATCAGGACGGCCGCCCAGGCGGCAATGGCTAGTGGAAGGATGGCGGCGGGGGCACGGCGGGTCATACCGCACCTGCCTTGGCGCGAGCCGCTTTCAGTGCAGACCAGCTTTCAACGGTCACCGCCCCGTGGGTGATGTCCTGAATTGCCATCATCTTTTCGTATGACGGGGTTAGGATGCCCCTGCGTAGACGAGAGATGGTTGTGCGGTCGTAGCCGAAGATTTCGGCGGCGCGGTCGTCGGTCATGCCGAACTGGGTCATGTAATCAGGGAGCGTCATAGGCACAGTTTGTGCTATAAGCGCACAGTGACTGTCAAGCACATTGTGCGTATAATGCTATAGAGCATCAGCGGCCACAGGCGGACAATGGCGGTATGAGCAAGACATCTCAGCCGCGCAGGCACTTTATCAAAGAGTGGCGTCGTTATCGGGGCCTGACCCAAGAACAATTAGCATCCCGGCTGGATGTGGACCGAACGGCCATATCAAAGATAGAGAGTGGAAAGCAGGAGTATTCGCAGGGCTTTCTTGAGGCCGCAGCCTATGCCCTGCGTTGCGAACCGGCAGACCTTATCATGCGCGACCCGTCCCAGCCGTCTGCTATCTGGTCAATCTGGGACGCCATTCCGGACGCTGACAAGCCTAAAGCAATCGCTATTCTTTCCACGCTTGCGGACCTGTCGAAACGCGCCTCCTAAAAAAATGTGCTGTGTCATCACAATCCGTGCTTGACTAGCAATGTGCTTCTGACGCACAGTGTTCTCACACGAGGAGAACACGCATATGCGCCTTACCGAGACAGAATACTGGAACGCCCACGCCTCTGAAGAGCGCGCTGGCCGCATGGCAGCCGAGGCTGTCAACGATCTGCTGACGCCTGCCGAAGCGATGGCGCTGGAGATTGCTTGCAAGGCTTTCCCGAACGAAAGCGCTGGCCTTGTTGAAAGCATCTTCGACGAACGCGGCTGGCCTGATGACGATGCTTCCGAGCTGTGGCTGGACATGACAGGGCAGACTGTCTGGGCGGTGTATCGCGCTTATTGCGCGCTGAACACGAGGGCCGCAGCATGAAAATCGAACCCGTAATCATCCAGCGCAACCCGTCCCGCGACCCGCGTTACCATTGGTATGCCACCTTCGAGAGCTATGACGGCCCCGGCTCGCCTATCGGGCATGGCAATTCGCCGGGCGAGGCGGTGGACGACCTTTTTGATGTGGCGGACATCGCATGATCGAGCACCCTATCACCACCCAGCGCGCCAATACCTACGGCGCCGCGCTAGAGGCAGAAACGCAAACCGTCCGGGCACTGAGCGATGCGATGGCGTGCGTGTGCGAGGGTTTGCTTGCCATGGCCCAAAGCCACCGTCCCCAGCCCGCTGAGCAACAGCAAATACAGACGCCGGATGGACGGCACAACAGTTAGGAAACAGCCATGGAACTCTTTAAGATCAAAAACCGCTTCACCGGCGCCGTGCAGATCACTGCCGAAATCGAGTGCGATGAATACGCCAGCTATTACCTTAAGCTTGGGCTGGCAGTTAAGTGGGCCTTCAAGACAGGCGCGAACCTCGAAGGCGCGAACCTCGGAGGCGCGGACCTCGGAGGCGCGGACCTCGGAGGCGCGAACCTCGGAGGCGCGAACCTCGGAGGCGCGTACCTCGAAGGCGCGTACCTCGAAGGCGCGAACCTCGGAGGCGCGAACCTCGGAGGCGCGGACCTCGAAGGCGCGAACCTCGAAGGCGCGGACCTCGGAGGCGCGAACCTCGGAGGCGCGGTCCTCGAAGGCGCGGACCTCGGAGGCGCGAACCTCGGAGGCGCGGTCCTCGAAGGCGCGGACCTCGGAGGCGCGAACCTCGGAGGGCTCATCCTCATCGCCCGCGCTACACGTGCTGATGGATATGAATACTTCGCATGGACATCCGTGCTCGGAGGGATGGCCATCAAGGCCGGGTGCCGGACGTGGATAGGAGAGGATGCAATCAGCCAGGCTCGCACGCATTGTCAGACCGAGACTTCGCCTACGTATCGGGCCGAGGCGTTGCGGATTGTGGATTTTATCGAGGCTGGGGCGAAGGCGCTTTGAGCCGGGACAGTGAACACTATCGGAAGAGGGAATGGAGATGAGCTTTCACTCAAGACGGAACGTAAGGGCCGGGCGCAAAGCCCACCAATGCGACAACTGCCGCCAGCCTATCGATGCGGGTCAGCCAAGCGTCTTATCCTCCGGCATTCACGATGGCGACTTTTACAGCTGGCGCGTTCACCCTGAGTGTGACGAACTATGGCTTGCCGTCTACAGCGACGTTGACGTGCGCCAATATGAAGGCATGGACATTGACACGTTGGAGGCGCTTGGGCTCGGCAGTGATGAGATTGTTCCCGTGCTGACGGAGTACGCCAAGGATCACCCCGTTGCCGTTGAGCGACTGATGGTCACCGTCCGCAAGTGGATTTCGGAAGACGCTTAACCCCACCCCAAGACTGAACACTATCAACGCGCGAGAGCGCTGAAGGAGAAGTAGGATGGACTGTCCAGAGAAAAACATGATCCGCATGCCGTGGCTTTCAGTGACGCTGCACCTGCGCGGGGATGTCGCATGGGAGTATGTCACATGGGCGGAACGGCTAAATCCTTTGCGCTATGAGGTGCGCTTGGGGCCGCGCCTGCCTGTCAAAGGCACGCCGTCCGTCCGCCACCTGATTATTATGAATAAGAATGCGCGCTGGAACGTCTCGTGGTCAAACTTTCGCTGGAAATACTTGGGCGGAAAGAAGCGCTGGGAAAAGCAAAACCCGCCGCTGAAGATTTACGACCGGACGAAGCATTAACCTCACAGCGCGAGAGCGAAAGGAAAGAGAGATGACAGATAAGACAGGCGGGGCGGCGTTTCCGCAGATCGTAATGATGGCAAAGTCACCAGATGCGGCTGAGCTTGTAGCGCAGTGTGCACGCGGAGAAATACCATACACTGGGCCGGGCTCTTTATGGGCGAAGTTTTCCGAACACGGATGGAGCCATTCTGGTCTGTATGAACACGTCATGCACGCTAAGGCCCTCCTCACCGCGAGGGACGCACAATGACCCCGGACATCCAGGAGCTGAAAGCCCGCGTCGCTGCCGTTCCCGGTGGTGAGATGGTGGCGGTGTATGCTGAGACTGTGCGGGCTTTGCTGTCAAGAAGCCCCCTGATGTCACCGGCTGACGCCGCATGGCAGATGGCCGAACTCTGCCGTACGCTGAGCGGCCAGGAGTTGCACCGGGCCGTGGATGCGCTGATGTGCGATCTGATGCGCCAGCAGGGCTATGGCAGCGCCGTCGAGATATTCCTCCAGACCGTCGAGGGCTATCACCAGTGATCCACTACCACGGCACCCCGATCACGCCTCTGGACGTGCTTTACAGCCTCGCAGGGCGGCACTTCTGTGTGTCGTTCTGGAGACCGGAGCAGGTCGCCCGCGTACATGAGCAGGCGCAGTCCGTCATGCTGGACAATGGGGCTTTCTCGGCGTTTACGCAGGGCCAGCCCGTCAGCGACTGGACCGGCTATTATGATTGGTGCGACCGCTGGCTGGACTACCCGACTACCTGGGCAGTGATCCCGGACGTAATTGACGCGGGCTCACAGGAACAGGATGCGCTTCTGAGGGAGTGGCCGCATGGCGAGCGGGGCGCACCTGTCTGGCATATGGACGAACCCGTCCACCGGCTTGTGAGGCTGACAGAGGAGTGGCCGCGCGTCTGCATTGGATCGACCGGCGAATATTGGCAAATCCTCTCCGACCCGTGGCGCCGCCAGATGGATCGCGCATGGAACGCCATCGCTCAGGCGCACAGCCGGACGCCGTGGGTGCATATGCTGCGCGGGATGCAGCTCAGTGGCAGAGAGTGGCCGTTCGCTTCGGTCGATAGCACCGACATAGCGCAGAACCATAACCGCCCGCAGAACACCGCACGGGGCATGGCCGACCGCTGGGACGCCATGCAGTGCCCACCGCGCTGGAGCCCGCGTGTTCCGCAGCCTGATTTTTTTGAGGAAACGACTGATGTCTGATGAACTGAAAGCGCAGGATTGCGAACTCGAATACTGGAACCAGCAAGCAGAAGATTACGCGCTGGTGCAAATACCGTGCGAAGACCTGCGAGCCATCATCAACCGTGCTTGGGAGGCTCCTGCCTTTAACTCCGCCCTCACCGCAGCAGAGGCGCGGGCAAAGGCGGCTGAGACGTTGGTCCGCGTGCTACTGGACAATGACCCCAACGAGCTTGCTGCTGATGGCGGCATTACAGTCTTAGACGTTTGGCGGAAGGACGCCGCCCGCACCCTGAAAGGAGCCCCCGATGAGCGTTGATTATGAGGAAGGTCGAAGGCTTCTGGCCAACTTCCGCGAAGGAAAGAGTAGCCAGCCCTAACCCCGCGCGCCCATTCTGGAGATCAGACAAGCGCGCGGGGCAGACACCGGGGGCTTGGGGGCTGGGGTCCGGTGCGGGAGCAATATGCCAGAAAAATGCGGCGGGGGTAAGATTCTTTTAACCCTGCCCCGCTATGGTCATCCCATAGCAACAAAGGACGCCACGCATGTTTGACCTTATCGCCAATCTCGAAGCCCAAGCCGCCAATGTCGAAGCCCAGCGCCGGGCAAAGCTTGTCGCCGCAATTAAGGAAGGCGCCCGCCTTATCCAGGATTGCCCGGACGCGCAGAAGCAATGGCGCGCCATGGCCGAATTGCGCAAGCTGCAGGCAATGCTTAAGGCTTCGATTTAGGATCATTGTCCAGCCAATGCCGAACGGCTTCAGCCAGGCCGCCGTGGGCATCTGCGGCGGCTTTTGCTTTGGCCACGTATTCCGGCGGCAGGAACACGCTGACGCGCTTCCAGCCCTTTTTCTGCCGTTCCTGTTGCCACTTCTGTTGCGGTGTCAGTTTGCTTTTCATTCGTAATTGTTAACACCTTGCGCCGGTAACATCAAGCGCTTGACTATAGCGCTATATATGATATAATGGAGATTATGTCAGGTATTTGGGGTCCCGGCAGGGCCTGAGCGAAAGCCCCGAATTTCGATGTTTGAAAACTGAGTGTGATTGTCAGAGCCGGAAGGGTGCCACTGGGCAACCCTCCCGCCCTGACTAGGGCGCCGGGCACCACCCCGGAAACCAATGCTATGGAGAGCATCAATGCCACACTCTACAAACTCCCCCACGCTACTGCAAGATTTCATTGGCCGCCGCATTACAGCAGCGGCCATCATCGTTGCGATCCTCGGTTCAGCCTGCCTGAACATTTACGGGGCCGCTATGATATTTCCCGCCTGGCAAACCGCTGCGATCTTCGCGATCGTAATCGGCGCCAATGAGGTGATCGCGGCGCTGACCCTTCGGCACATCGTGCGCGATATGGAAAACCGCCGCCCCGGCAAGGCAGCGCTGGCCAGCATCATGCTGACCCTCGCAATCACCGGGTGCGTCATCTCCGGGCACAAGGCCTTTTCGACCCTGTTCCTCGAAGCTGACGCCAAGCACGCCGCCCTAAGCATTCGGGCAGACGCGGCCCAGAAAGAGGCGGACAAATATCAGGCGATCTTCCTTCAGGACGATACCGATATGAACCGCGCGCGCTGGAACGCAAGGCAGGATTCTGCCGACGCCGCCCGGCTTGCCGAAATGAAATCAGCCCCTCCGCCCGAGGCCATCATCTACGTCCTGCTCGCCCTGTTCGAGCTGGTGAAGATCGGCGGCCTCTATGCCATCGCCACGCCCTCCACACTGGGCATGACGAAGCGGCAGAAGGAGGCCAAGCGCCGCCTTGAGAAGATCAAGGACGCGAAGGCCCAGGCCGAGTTCGAGAAGAAACTCGCCGCCGCCCTCGAAGCTGAGGACGACGCCAATGTCGTCCCGCTCCGCGCCAAGAATTAGCGTGAACTCGCCCCGCTTGGGTTCGCCCAGCGGGGCTTTTTTTATGCCCCACCCACAAAAAAAGCCCGCCCCCGAAGGAGCGGGCAGGAGCCACCGGCCAGGACAGCACAGTTAGGCCGCGGCTTCTTCAGTCAGCACAAGGAGTTCCGCCTGTCACATCTACCGGACATCTTGGGCAGACATGCACAACCGGGAATCCGCCTTTGCGAACCGCCCACGCCAAGCGCTTGATGACTTCCCATGCCTCCGCATGGCTATGCGCCTCGAACGTCTCGGACGTTCCGCACACGTCGCACCTGACTTCAAACTCTTTGTTGCGCTTAGTTAATATAGTCTCACTCCTGATAAAACACTTCAACAAGATAGCTTTCCAGAGTGATTGTCTCACCTGAGTTTGCCAGCAATGCGCGGAATACCAGATCAACGGCGTTGCCTGTGTTAACAGATGACGTTGCGACTGCGGCATTCGTTGATCCAAATCCTCCCGCAGTCGTAGAGTTCATACCAACCTGGCTGGACGCAGAGTTGCGGTTGCCAATAAGGATCTGATGCCGGGTCGATGCCGTAGCGGTGACAGAACTGTTCTGGTACGCTGTGCCGCCCGTGCCGCCAAATCGTACAAGTAGGTTTTTTGCATTGCCGCTGGACGTATGAGACCACGTCGTCGTTACGCGGACAAATCCATTTGCACCAATCGCGCCTGCTGGAATGGTCACTGTGGCAAGCGTGGTTTCACTTGTTGTTCCGGTGTGCGGGATCGCAACCGCAGACGCGGCCAGCACATAAGCAACAGACTTGTTGGTCTGCGCAAAAAGGTTTCCAACTGCCTCAACACCGCCTGCCCCCTTGCCGGACAGACGAAGGTTAATATCTGTAGCCGTTCCCCCCGCGCGCACTTCTGCAAAGCCGTTTCCGGCAGCATAGCCAATCAGCCGAACGTGTTCGTCTGCTGCGGTTCCAGCCGTCGCTGCGCTTTCGATTTGGCCCATCAAGCCGCCAACCGAAAACAGCTCTATCTTGCTGTTCCCAAAAACAAGTTGCGTGCGCTCATTGTTTGCGGTCGCATCTGCACGCATCGCAGCAACAAGCTGGCCGGAGGAGTTGAACCAGCCGAATGCATGGTCCGAGATAGCTGCCATCTTCATGGCATAGCCACCTGACGAGATCCCGGTTGCGCTGAACACAATGCCGGAATTGAATGTTGAGGCATTGCTTGCGATCAGGATCGCGCATGTGCTTGGATATGTCGGTGCCCCAAGTGAAGCGTCTCCACCGGCAGCAAAATACCAACCGATAGTCGATCCCGCTGGAAACACACTATATGGATTGTTCGTTACGTCCGAACTGCCCATGTTTTTGACTGCGATCTCGGCAGCGTAGACCGTGCCACCATCTGCGCCGCGAATCCCTTCAAAGTACGCGGCCCACGCGGCAGTCCCGTCCACCACATCCGAGATGCCAACAAAATCGCCGCCAATCGAAACAAGGTAAGTATAGTCAAGCCATGTCAGCGTTGCTGTTCCATCCACAACGCTGCCGCTGGTATGCGTCGGCGGGCTAGTGCTGGTCGTGCCCGCGACCGTGACCGTGTAGAGCCGTCCCGCATAGCCAACAATATCGTTCAGGTCATAGGCAGTAGACGCCTCCCAAACCACAGCGCCGTTGATTGTGTAGCGATCTGACGCCCGCGAAGCGCCCAGCACGCCAATGCCGCCGCGATCAGAAACTGCCCCAATATGCGCTGCGCGCTCGTGGTAAAATCCCGCACCCTCATCTTTAAGCCAAGTGTCACCGTGCGTGAATTGGCTACTCCCGGCGAAGTCCTGCGCTGCCTTGGAAATCAGAAGTCGCTGTGGCACTCGGTAGATTGATGCGTCGGCATCTTTATCGGTCAGGAACCCACGCACCGCAGATGCGGCAAAGTTGGCCGGGGTCGTGAACGTCGCAAATGGAGAGGGGTAGAAATCGCCCGTCACCTTTTCCGAGAGAGAGTAGCTGCCCGGCGCGATCTCGGCAGGGCCAGCCGCAGCCGCAGATGTGAACGGGGTTGAGCCCGTGCCGGTAAAGTCAGCCACTTGCCGGGGGGAAGCAAAGTGATCTGCCAATGAACGAGCGTTGCTGCCGCCCGTCGCCGTGACTTCAATATCCCCCGCATCGCCACCATCAAGCCAATCGGCGACAGCGCTCACATCCGCAATATTGTCCGCTACATCCTCCACATCACCAATCGCACCAGCCACGATCCCGATCGTGTCCGCGCCGTTCAGGTCGGCCGCCACCACAGACAGGTTCGCCTTGTCCGCATCCGACAGCGCCGTCACATCGGCCAGCGCCGCCGCATCCAGCAACCCAACGGTCGGTGCCGACGCGCTGCCCGTAGGATAAGCCACCTTCCCGATCACCGCTGCCAGCGGCACCGTGGCCGGAATTTCGTCCGTGTCGAACATGGAGAAGCGGATGGTGGATTTTGCCGCCATATCCAGCTCTTGCAGCTTCGTCTCGAACACGTCGAGACGCCGCTCCAGGTTGGCCGCCGAGAAGTTCCCGCCGTTCACAAGATCCAGCGCCTGGGCAAACGTCGAGCGCCGCTTCACATACAGCCGCTCATCCGTCAGGAGCCCCGTCTGCGGCGAGGTCAGCGTGATCGAGCCGGCAGTCGGCCCTCCGGTCAGCGTGTAATCCGTGCCCTCCACCAGCAGCACCGGCGCGGTGTCTGACGTGGTGTCGTAGCGATAAACGAGCAGGTCGCTGTTGCTGTAGAAGACAATAGGGGTGCCTGACTTCACCAGGCTGAACGGCCCCATCGTCCCGGACCCGGACGAGCCCGCAAACGCAATATCAGGAACAACAGCAGAAATCGTCATGCCAGCCTCCGGTTAGCTGGCGACAGATTAGAACGGGGGGTGTTGGCGCACGGTGGAGAGGCTTGCGGTCTGATTAAGGCTAAGATATATACCGCACATGGTTATCCAGATCGCCTTTGCCCGAACGACAATCGCCGCCTGAAATGGGCCGGCGTAGCTCAATTGGTAGAGCAGCGTCCTTGTAAGTCGAAGGTTGCAGGTTCAAGTCCTGTCGCTGGCTCCACCCCCTCAGAACAACACATACGCCTTCGCGCACCGCTCGATCAGGGCATCCTTCAGCCGCGGCACGTCGCTGCCGGGGTCTTCCTCGACCCACAGCGCGGCATTGTCCGCCGAGCAGGCCATCCGGCCTGCGCTGGCGTAGATCAATTCCCGGCGCACATTTACGAACGCCCAGAACAGCACAGCCGCCACGGTCAGGAACCCGAGATACTTTCCCAGCCGCACCGGCCATTCGACCCATTCCGGCCAGACCGTGACACCTTCCGGCACTTCCGGCTCAGCCACTTCCGGCGCCGGCGGCTCGGTGTAGTCTGCCTTCTTCAGGTGCCCCGAGACCAGCGGGAACTCGACGACCTCCCCGCGCCGCCGGGCTACTTCATTCCCTGCGTCGCCAAGGATTTCGTCGATCAGGTCTCGGCTCATGGCACAGGGCACCTCATCTCCCGAAACTTGTCAGCATCGCACTGGCTGGCCCACTGGCAGATATTGGCGAACCGGTATTGCTTCGCCCCTTCCGGCCACTGGCTGAACTCGACCGGCGGCACGCTCACCGGCAGGGGCTTCTGTCCCCGGCAATACTGCTCCTCAAGATCGGAAGCCAGGGTCTCCAGCCGCGCGCTCGCGTCCGAAGGTAAGTTCCCACTCGGCGTCTGACATGCGCTCAAGCTCGTTAGGCTCAGCGCTGCCAGCGAGAGCGCCAGCCTCTTGTGCAGCATCAGCATCGGTCTTCTCCTGTTCAATGATCTGGTTGGCGGTCTCGGTCGCTTCCTCGCGCAGGTCGAGGTCGCGCTCTTTCTGCTTCAGCTTCTCCTGAGTGCGCCCCTGCTTCTCGCGCCGCTCACCCCAGAGGAGCAGCATGACAATCACACCGAGCGCGCCCAGCACCCACTGGACCGCGCGGTTGTTGGCGACCCAGCTGCCAAACTTCGACAGCCATATGCCGACCGCCGCGATCATTTCAGCACCTTCTTCGCCTGCTTCTCGCCCCACCAGCGGACGCCCTCGCCCACCAGCATCACGCACATGCCGGTCCACATATCCAGCAGCACCGGATCGCGGGCCATATGGTTGGCCACTTCGCCCACAGCGCCGGACGCCCCGGCCAGCCCTTGCGCGCTGGCGTCCGAGAACAGGCTGAACCGGCCGATGATAATCAGCACCCAGCCCCAGAACCGCCGCGAGTAGACCATCGCCTTGGCACCGGCATTTGGGTCGAAATCGTTGGGCAGCGAGCCCGGCGCCGGCAACGGGGCAGGCTTCGGCGGCGGGGGCGGAGATGGCGCGGTCACTTTCGGCTCCACGGGTTTCGGATCGGGTTTGGCCTCCGGCAGCGGCTCGGCCTTGACCTCGATCACGGGCGCGGGCTTGGGCGGGTCGGGTTCGGAGGGGATGGGTTTGGGAAGGTCGAGGGGGTAGCGGCGGGCGACATCCAGCACTTCGCTGAACGGCGTCTGGTAGATGATCTGGTCTTCCCACCAGCCCTTCGCCGCGTTCCATTCCAGCTTGGTGCGCAGGGCGATGGCGTCGTTCTTGCAGGCTTCCTCATCGTCCAGCCCGAGCGACAGGCAGCCTTCCGCATAGTGGCGCCGCAGCAGCCCGCGCAGCCGGCGAAAATAGCGGCAGGGCTTCCCGTCCGGGTTGATCCAGCGCAGCCTGCCGCCGACCTCGTCCCACTTCGGCGCCTTGGGAACCGTGCCGTTCAGCACCTCGCGCGCCGCCGGGCCGTCGCTGGTCGATCCTGTCCACAGGCCGAACGCGGCGGCCGCATCTTCCCACCGGCCCTCGTTCATGCGCCTGACAACCGAACTGCCTGCCGCAGCCGACCCGCCGATATTGTAGGCAAGGCAGGCCAGGGCGTCGATCTGGTTCTGGTTCGGCACAAACGTCAGCGCACGCCAGACTGGCTCGGCCTCTTTCGACAAGGCGTGCGCCCGCAGGGCGATGGCATATTCCAGCGTGGCCGTCTCGCCGGGCTGCACGGGGCGCCCATCGAGATGATAGGTAGATCCCCAGCCAAGCTCGTATGCTCCGCCCTCGCACATCTCGGCGACAAGGCGTGGCTTGGCCCCCTCAAACCGGGTGAGCAGGTTTACCCCGCGCGGACCGACCTGGTAGCTCATGCCGCTTCCCTCATGCCGTATACGACCTGATCGTCCACCAGGATCGTCAGCTGCCCGTTTTGGTCTGCCTCAATCCGCAGGGAGACCGTTGCATCACTGCCCGCCTCGATGCTCAGGACGTGCCGCGTGAGGAGCGTATTTTCCTCAGCCGCCAGCGCCTCCCCCTGCACAATCTCAACGCACATGGTTGTCTGGTCTTCGCCGGCGGGGCGCAGCTCGACGCTCTTGCTGAACGGATAGGCCGAGCCCTTCGGCAGCACCGCATAAGCCGCGCCACCAAAACGGCAAACACTGATCGTGGACGGCGCGATGCGCTGCAGGACGCTCGGCTTGATGCGGCCCTCGATCTCGGCCGCATGCAGCGCGGCGCCCAGCGCAACCGCAAACTCAGGCTTCTGCCCGATCGCCAGCTTGTGCGCCCCGAACTTCTTGGCCAGCACCTTATGGATCAGCGGCATGCGCGACTGGCCGCCGACCAGCACGATATGGTGAATGTCGCGCTCGGTCATGTCAGCTTGCTTCAAGGCATCATCGACGGCAGAAATCGTCCGCTTGATGAGGTCTTTGGTCATCTGCTCGAAGTCTTCGCGCGAGACGGGGTAGTTCATCGACTTGATGCCATCGCCCGCAACCACGAAATTTTCCAGATAGACCCGCGCCTTCTCGTGACCCGACAGGGCGATCTTCGTGTCCTCGGCCTTTTTTGTCAGGTGAACCATGCAATGCGGCTTGGCTTTCAGGTCTTCACCCTCATCCTGGAAAAACCGGTCAACACAATAGTCCGTCAGTCGCCTGTCAAAGTCCGTGCCGCCCAGGAAGCCGATGCCGTTCATGCCCCGCACGTTCATCGCGCCGTCCTTCATCGACAGGATCGTGATGTCGAACGTCCCGCCGCCAAGGTCATAGACCGCAATATTGGCAAACCCTTCGTGCCCGTAGCCATAGGAGAGGGCAGCGCAGAACGGCTCCTCAAACAGCCTGACCTGCTCCAGCCCGGCCAGCCGCGCCGCCTCCTCAATCGCCTTGCGCTGCGGGTCGCGGTAGTCCACCGGCACGGCAATAACCGCCCCTGTGGGCCGCTTGCCCAGCCGGAACTCGGCCGCCCGCAGGATGGATTTCAGCACCTCAGCCACCAGCACAGTCCCCGGCACGAGGCCGTCCCGGCCCTTCCACCAGACCTTGCCGTCCGGCCCTTCGGCCAGCTGGAAGTCGCCATGCTCATCAGCGTGATAGTCAACGCCAAGGAAGCGCTTAACCGCCTTGAACGTGAAGTCCGGGTTCTCGCTCAACTGTCGCAGCGCCGTCTGCCCGGTGACAAAGCCGGTCTCGGTCTGCGCCACGGCAGACGGCATAGTGTCATTGCCCTCCACCGTCTCGATCATCTGGGCGCCCTGCGGTGTGTAGATCGCGGCGCCAGAGTTCGTGGTGCCGAAGTCGATGCCAATCATCATGCCTGCCCCCACTCGTTCGGCCCAACCGGCACGCGCTTGTCCTGCTTCCTGATTTTGCGGGCCAGTTGGGACGCAATCCCACCCTGCCGCGCTGCTTCGGCAGTCGTCATCTTCTCGTTAGTTGCCTCAGGTTCGTCAGGCTCAGGCTCGACCACAACAGGATCAGCGACAACAGGATCAGCCTCCCGCACTTCCTTCTCGCGCGCCATATCGGCCAGCGCCTTGTCGAGCGCCGCCCGGTCTTCTTCGCTCATCTGCCCGTGACCAGGCGCCTCGACATTGACCCGCGCCGTCTTGCGCGTGCCCGCCATCAGGAACGCCCACACGCCAAATGAGCGGGCAGCCTCAGCCACGATCAGCAGGATCTGCGCCCACCATTCACGCTTGACCACCTCGTCAGCCTGACGGCGCAGTTCGATCGCCTCGATGCGGCGCGTCTGGGCAGGCGCCAGCGCCGTCTCGGCAACACTCACCCCGGCGTTCTGATCGAGCCGGTTCTGCAATATCTCCATACGCTTGCGTACGGCCTCACCACGCTGCCGCATGGCCTGCTCAGTCAGTTCAGCCCGGATACCGTCGATGCGGCCTGTGTAGAGCCCCAGCGCCGTCAGCTTGCGTTGTGCTTCTTCGATCCGGGTTTCACTGGTCATCAGGTCCAGTTCGGCCTTCAGTTCGGCTAGTTCGTCCCGCACAGCCCGACGATCCTCGGTCGCCTCGGTCTTGGTATCTTCTGGCAGGCTATCCAGCTTTACAGCCTCAGCATCCAAAAGGTCAGCCTGCGCCCGCAGGGAAACAGGATCGCCCACGAACACGTCATCCATCCAGTGTCGGACACCGGCCTTGCCGTTCTCGACACAGAACCAGGCGAGACCGCAGAAGATCAGCCCGCCCACGACCTGCCGCAGGCGCGTTTCCGACAGCACGACCAGCGAAAACATAAACACCAGCGCCACCTCAGCGCCGATGGCCAGCCCCGTGAAAGCAACAGACTTGGTGCTGACCCATGCGCCCGTACCGTTCACAAACGACAGCGCAATGGTCATCACGGCCAAGCCAATAGCCAAACCCAGCTTCATCAGCCGGCGCTCTTCGTGAACCGATTTCAGTCCCAGCGGCAGTGCCATCACCCACCCCTGAATGCTATTTGATAAAGTGCATAAGCAAGTCCGGTCAGGGCCATGCCCATGATACCAATGAACTGCAGACGCACGCTTTTAGCCGTCTTTTCGATCAGTTCCTCGCGCGCCTCATTGCGCCGATCCTGCTCAGTATTAGACGAGCGAATCTCTGCTCTCAGTCGCGCTTCGGCCTCACTGACAGATTTCTGAATATCGTTCTGCCGCTCATGGCGCGCTTCAGCCAGAGACGTGCGGATGTCGTCACGCCATTCCCGGCGGGAGGCGTTCACAATCTCGGCCATGCGTTCATGGCTGACCAGCCCATCCACCTTCGCCTCCACTCGGCTTAGCTGCGCGTTCATGCCCATCAGGACATCGTAAACGTCCTTGCCTTCCCCATCTGCCAAACTCAGCCCCTTCCAAGTCCACTCGTCAGTTCACGTTTGCGCGCCTCCGAACTCTCGCTCAGGGGGCCATTCTTTTCCCGGTTCAGCAGGATTTCCAGTTCCAGGCGCAGGCGCTCGCCGGCCTCGTCCATTGACTCGCCGGGCTGCAGTTCGGAGGCAATGAAGTCCTCTCCCGGGATGGGGCGCAGAAACGCCGGTATTTCGATCTCAGCCGGGGACGCTTCAACGCGCACCTCCCGGATCACTTCGACCTCGCGGATCACCTCGACAGGCACCTCGCGGATCACCTCCCGCTCAATCACGACCGGTTCGGGCGCTTTCCGTTGGGGAAGGTTCTTGAAATACAAGGCTCGGGCACGACCCCACGCGGCGTCGCTGTCGAACTCGGAGCGGGGTGGCGGTCGTCTGTCCAGCATGGTGCCACCATAAACCGGCGGGTGTTGGTGGACGGTGGATGGCTACCGTTCGCTCCGAATGAACGCCTCCCGTGCCGCGTCTGCGGGGTCTTCCAATGGGTCCTCATCGCCCATGTAAAGGTCGTACACGTAGTCACCGGTTTCAAACAGCTGGCCGCCCGGCAGGCGGAATATCGTGCTGATGGCCATGACCGCCTGCTTGACTTGGTATTCGTTGTCGAAGGTCTTGCCTTCGGCGGCCGAGCGGGTCGCCACGCCGATCTGCTCAAACGTGCTCTGGACCGGGGACAGCTGGTAGCCATACTGAGGCTTGGCGAGCAGCGTAATCATGTCCCGCACAAAAGGCGTAGTGCCGGCCGCGTTCATCAGGATTTCGTTGCCGACATCATCGCCGCGCTCTTCCCATTCTTCCTCGTCATCCGGCCACAACCTGCCAGCCAGCAGAGCGGCCAGGATCGGCACAGCCGTGAAAGCAATCAGCGTGTTGATCGTGAACTCTGCCACACCAATGCGGCCCTGCCGCAGTTTCATGTTGCGGACACGCTGGCGGTTGTAGGTTTTCGAGCCATAGGAATAGACCATGGTCATCAACGCGCTGATCTCGCCCTCACGCATGATTTCAGGCAGGGCATACGTTTCGCCAGACGACAGGGACCGCTGGACCGCCCGGTCAGCGTAAGCAATCGCAGCGTCTTCCTCGCCGTTGGTAATGCCCTTGACCTTGCCAGCCATCGCTTTGTCATAAGCGCCGCGCCAGACAGCGGTGCCGACAATCGCATCCATCACGCTGAGGAACACGAACGCGTTGTCACCGATGGGTGTCAGCGGCCCGCCAATCGTTGCTCGGGTGCGGACGGCTCGAATGTCACGCTCCTTGCCGAACGCCACGCGGTTGGACAGGTACTCGCTTCGGTCGCGGATGAACGCCCATTCACGCCAGAACGAGGCAGGCCCCATCGACAGGGACTTGAGCGCGCCTTGCATAACCCACCGCCCCCCGATCTCGGTCCCCGCCTCCAGATAGCCGGTCAGCTGCTGGGTCGCCGTGCTGAAGGAGTAGCCCATAATCGCGATGGACCAGCTGCCCCGGAAGAACGTCATCGTCCTGGCGAAGGTCGAGGAGAACCGCGCCCGGTTGTTGGTGGCAATGGAGTGCAGCCATGGCAGCAGCCGGTCATACTGAGCCTTACCGGCCGCGTCGATGTACGCCTGAGTAAAGCGCGGATCACGGATAATCTTGAACGCATCAATCACCGCTGGGCGGAACGCGATGTCATGCACGACATTCTCGACATGCTCATAGAAGACATCAATCGACACCTTCACCGGCTTGCCGCCGGAGCCGACGCGCGAGATCAGGTGACCCGTCTTTGTCATGGGCTTCGAGAACGAAAGCCCCATCTCGGACAGCATCTGCTTCTCGTCCAGCTTTTGCTGTTTGACCGAGAGTGCGCTTTCCTGATCGGCATCGTACTTGAGCGGGTAGTACTGCCCCTTCACCACGCGGCCAGACGGTAGCGTGAAGGTGATGCCTTCCACGGCTTTTGGTTCGACACCGGTGATGCGTTTTTCAAGAGCAAAAGCGTCGGCCTTGTAGGAGCCGATCAGGCTCCAGACACCCTCGATGAATTGCCAGTGCTCGTTTGTCAGATAGCGATCCAGAACGGCCTCAACAGAGGCAGGGTCCCAGCCGTATCCATCAATGAGGGCCTGGCGATTGCCAGCGTTGCCCCAGTTGAGACCGATGATGACCACGTCCATCAAGGTCATGTTCTCATTGGTCGGAAGTTTAAGCTCAGGCGTTGCCACCCGGCGGCTCAAGGTCTGGCGACGAAGTTGGGCCGGCACATCATTCCAGAGGCGGCGAATTTCCTTGATGGCGCCCCGCATCATTGTGCCCTTACGGACATCCGCCTGCTCCATGGGAAGCAGCAGCGTAGTTTGCAGCGGCCCTGCTTCGCGCCCGTCCAGAAGTTCAAGCTCGTCCTGGATCTTTGTGAGCTTGGCATCAAACTGGCTCGCGCGGGTCGTGACTTCCTCCACCGCGCCCGGAGAGAACGACTTGCCGCGCGGGCGCGAACTTGGCGCCGCCATCAGCGTATCCACCAATTCCGCCACCACAGCGTCAAACCGGCGCTTCTCCTGCTCTCGCATCAGCCGCCCTTTGGTGCGGCCAAGGTGGGCCAGGTTCTTCACCGTCCCGGCAAGGTAATCGACCTCATCCGCCGTCAGGCCGCGCCAGACTTTGTTGCCTGCCATCTCCGCCAGCATCATCGCTTCCGGCGCAATTTCAGCCTCGCGGCCATCGGCGATCATCTGGTCCACATACTCCTTCGCCGACATCCGCCGCTTCTGCTCGCCCGGCCCCTGCTTCGAGGCGCGCAGCTCATACCCCTCCAGAAGGGCCTCGATCTTTTCCAGATAGTCCGGCGCGATCTTGTCCCGGCGGCCCTTGGACGAATAGTAGGTCAGCAGGTCCTTGCGGGTTTTCTCAATCGCAATCGACTTTTCGCGCGCGGCCCGGGCGAGGTGCATGTTCACCAGCTGCCGCCGCTTGTGAATGAACGCCTGCACCATGTCGCCGCGCTTGACGGCCTCCAGCGTGTTGTTCATCTCGCGGCGCTCGGCGTTCAGAAACCGCTCCCAGCCCTCCAGTTCCTTGACCGTCATCAGACCCAGCGAGTCCATCGCCATTTCTTTGGCGAGCTTCGAGGCGGCAGGCTCCCCCACAGCGCGGGCCAGTGCTTCCATCTCGATCTCGGCGGCGCGGGACATCACCTCAGCCTCGGCGATGACGCGGGCCTCTTCCTCGAACGTGCCGTCCGCCATCGGGTCGCCGAACTCCTCCCGCATGCGCCGGTCGGTTTCCTCTTTGACCCACTGGTCGCGGTTGCCCATGAGCGCCAGCATGTTGAGCATGGTCTCCCCGTCTGCGAAGCCCAGCTTGGCTGCAATTTCGTCTGGCGTGCGCGCGTCGGCCGCCGTCGAGGTGACGATCTTGGCGATTTCAGCCTTCAGCTTCTTCTGGTTCGCCTCGAACATGTCCACGCCCTGACTGTCCAGCCAGTCAGCCCACTCCTTGGCGAAGCGCTGGTCCTCGACTTCCTTCTGGTCAAACCGGCTGTAGACCGGCTCGCCCCGCGCCTCACGATCGATGGCGTTCAGGAAGTCGTTGAGCGTGGCGTCCTCTGGCAGGTAGCCCGCCTCGGCCGCCGACTCGCGGACATAGTCGATATGAATGCCGTTCGTTTCGTTGATCAGGTCTTCGCGGTTCATGGCTTTTAGTTCGTCAGCCGCGCCCTTGATGCCCCACTTCTTGATCGGCACGGTCTGGCCCGCCACGGTACGCGCCTTGCGGGACCGGATGTACTGGAACAGCGTCATGGGCGGCTTGCGCTTCAACGTCTTCACGTTCGCGCGGATGATGTCCATCATGCCGTCGATGCTGGTCTTGTCGCGGGAGCGGTCGCGGATCGGCTTGGGCAGGCGGCGGACAGCGTCCTCACCATAGAGTTCGCGCACTGCCTCAAGGTCGAGGCGCATGGGCGGCAGGTCTGGCGGCGGGGCTGTTTCGCCCCAGCCTTTGGGGTCGCCGCGCTGGAACAATGGGAAGCCTTCGGTCATCGCGGCGGCGGCGAGTTCGGGGGTGATGGGGAGGGAGTGGAACATGACCGGCGGCGCGCCCAGACCGCGCACAGCATAGCCGGGGCCAGCATCCTCAGCGGCTTGCTGCGCAGCCTGAATGGTATCGAAGGAATCGTACTGGTCGCCGTTTTCGTCAACGACTTCATAGCCAAGGCGGCGATTGCCTTCGTCCCGTGTGGCAGCGTCGAGCGGCATCCGCCCCACCTTTGCCCCATACTTCTTCCCCAGCTTGCTCGCCAGGTTCGGCACGATCTTGTCGTAGAAGTCGCCGCGATTGTCGCCTGTGTCCTCGACGATCTGGCCATTCTGCACATTGCCCGGTATCCACGCCACCGCGTCGAAGCCGTTCTCCGCTGCGTACCGGATCATCCGCTTAAGGACGAGGTTGGCCCATGCGTTGTTTTTGAAGGGGGCGTTGGGGACGCCTCCCGGATAGGCCGCATTCATATAGGCAGTGTCGGCTTCCGTGAAACGCAACTGCGCTGCATCAAAATTTGCGCCAAGCTCAGAAATCTGAGCGCGGGCTTCTTTCGAGAAGCCAGTGTAATTCATGCGCAATTCTTGCAGTCCGCGTCGGCGAATCAATTGCTGTTGCTGTTCGGTCAGGTTTCTGAAATCTGCTGTGGCGTATACGGACTCAACCAGATCATCGAAAAATGCGCTGTCTCGGCTGGATCCCCAGTAGATCGCCTCGAAGAGGGTCCGCAAGTCTGGCTTTTCCATTTCGGCAATGAAGTCGAGTATGGCTTTATCAGCTGCATTGCGTTCAATGCGCGCCTTTTCAAATGCCGCTCTTGCGTCCTCCGCCACTTGGGGATCAACAGTCTGCTCATAGCCATCCTCACGCCCCTGTTGGTGCCAATCCGATTGGATCTCCTCCAGCGCCAGAACACGCTCGCCGTTCGGGCCAGTGCGCTCCTTGAAGCGAGTATGCGCAACAACGCTATCTTCATCCCAGTGCGTCTCTGGACCGCGCACTTTTGGTATTGTCAGCAGCAGTTCAGTATACCCTGTCCCGCCAGGCAGAACATAAGATTCAAATTTAGTGGCCGCGCCAAAGTTGACTTCGGCGTCCTCAAGCACGCGCTCGGCAAGGCGTCCGGAATCTGCTTCATCTTCCTCAAAATACTCAGGATAAGAGCGCTCCATGTAGCGGTAAAAGTCGCCATCGTTTTCAAGGTTCATTTGAAGATCGCCGTAATCCGTTGCGCCATCGCGGAGCGCACGACCAATGGCGTCACGAATAGCAGGAACGTTAAACTCGCCATCAATCTGGAACGCCGGCGCGGCACCAGCCCCGCCCTTGCTCACCTCCTCCACCCGCACCCCATTCGCCTCAACGAACGCAGCCAAAGCCTCGCGTGTCACCGGCCCCTCGCTCGCGTCGAGCCAGTCCATCACGCCGGTCCACTCGACCTCCTCGGCCTTCACGCCGGGCGCGTTGGAGATCATGCCTTTCCACTGCGCAGCAGGCGCGCGGGCGGTGTTGGAGGATGCGATGAAACGCCCGAGGGCGGAGTAAAAGGTGGGGGCGGCTTCTTGGCCTAGGGTGTCGTCTTGGAGCGCGCCATCTTGAGTTCCAAGGCTGCCATCTCCGCTTCGTCCCTGGCCTCCTCGTTCCACTCGTCCTGCTCGTCGAGCGGCCTGTACGTCGGCATCGATTCGGGCATAGGCGTCTCGGACGCTGGCTTCGGAGACGCCTTTGGAGACGACGAGGTTGCGCGCTGCGTTGGCGTAGTCGGGGGCTTCGTCGTCTTCATAACCTTCGGTCTCCTCGCCCTCTTTGGCCTTGGCTGTGTCATAGAGGCGTTTCTCAGGATACCACAGCAGCGCCTGCAAGTCAGCCATTGTCAGGGTAGGGAAATCGTTTTTCAGGTTATCAAGCGCACGCGCAAAAACAGCGCGGATCTTGGCGCGTTCGGGTGGGCCAGACGGCTGCTCTTTTTGGCCGTCGAGATACTTGGCGAGCGCGTTCCCGCGCTTGCGGACCTCGGCGCCGACTGATTTGCGGGGCTTGCCCTTGGGGAAAGGACCAAGAATATCAGTTATCTCTGATGGTTCGTCGTTACCAAACCAGCCCAGTTCGTTCATCTTTTCGCGCAAAGCAGGCTTCTGGCTCGCCCTCTGAATGGCAAGACCGACCTCGTCGATTTCGCGCAGCTTGATCGGTCGGCGGATGATCTTTTCGAGGGCACGCTTGTCTTCGTTGGAGAGAAGCTTCAGGAGGGCTCCCAGCTTCTTCCGGCTTTCGCGCGCCTGCCTGCTATAGTCCGTGATCAGGGTGGCGTTCCACCGGCCCCAGGTTCTCATCAGCCAGCGGTCCATGGTCAGCTGCCCGAACTCGCCATAGAGGTTCATAAAGAACCCGTTGCCAATCTTGGGGCCAAGCGCCGCAGCGCCAAAGACCTCTGTCGTCAGGTTCTCGCCTGAGACGTTCTCGCCTGTGAAATCCTGAACCTGCTTCACCGTCTGACGGGCTGTCATAAACTCAAGAACGACCTGCACGCCGTGTTTTTCAACAAGCGTGTTATAAAGGCCAAGCGACTTGTTGATCGCGCCAGCAGCTTGTCCAATCCCCACATTGGTCGGCATGCGGCGCGAGGCGCCATCAGCAGAGGAAGCTTTCCATGCTGAATAAACCGTCTCCGCCAGCTCGAAGTTCTTATCGACCTTCAAGCCGTTTGACGTAACAGCCAGCGCCCACGTAAACGCGAACCGCGCCTCGGCGTCCGTCTCGAGTTCGGGGTGGAGCAAGGTTAGTGCAGTGATCGACTTGCGCACCTTCTCATCGTACCAGCCGACGGCATTGGCATTGCCGATCAGCGCAGAACGCGCGTCGCGCTCTGTCATGCGAACAAGATAATCTTCGTCGGAAAGATCGGCGTTGTTGTCTTCAGCCGCACTTTCGACGCGGCGCTGCATCTCCACCTTCAGTTCTCTGTTAGTCGCAAACGGCTGGCTGCGAGCAAAAGCGAAGGAGTCGTCTACAGACGCAATTTCTTCAACTGGCTTGTAATTCTCTGGCGTTAAGGGCGACTGCCCCAGCGTATCGTCTACAGCGCCGCCAGGATCAGCTCGGCCAGCTTCCAGTCGTCCTCGGTCCATTCCTCCACGGGCGGGACGAGAGAGGCGGACGGCGGTGAGGGCCGTGACGACTTCTCCGGCGTCTCCCCCGCTCTGAGAGCCGCGAAGTATCTCATTTCTGGCGAACTCATCGACATCCACTCCATCCCGGATCATCACAAACCCGGCGCCGTCAAATAGCGGGTCTGCAGATTTCACGCCGTCAGCCTGCCGCACCACGCTGGTCTGGCTGCCGATCTCATATGCAGTATACCCGTCCATGCGCATAGTTGAAAGCATGAACCGGTACAGTTCCTCGCGGCTCTTGGCCTTGCGGCCCGCCTTCTCGTTCTCGGCCGCAATGAAGTTGAACGCCTTCAGGTCCGGCGTCTCGGCCGAATACTGGCGCATCACCATGATGGCCTGGCTGAACATTTCAGTCGCGATGCGGGAGCGCTCGACCGGGTCGCTAATCTCGTCGAGCGCGTCGGCCATCTTGTTGTTGAGGAACAGGTTCACATCGGCCCGGCCCTTGCGGCTCAGGCGAATGGACAGCAGCACGCGCGGCGCGTCCGGCGCATCGCTCAGGCGCCACGACATCATCGTGCCTTCGTCGCCGCTGGAGAACTGTTGGATCTTGCTATCGACGTTATTGACGACCCAGGCGTAGATGTCTTCCATCGGCATGCGGGTGGCGGTGCGGATGGATTGATAAAACTCCACCTCGCTATCCAGCCCCTCCGTCTCCGAAACAGGCACATCCCCCTTCCACGTACCATACCCCAGCCACGACACCGCGCGGCCGACAGCGGAGCGGTCATACTCCCGCGTCACGTCGCCCTTGATGCGGCGCTGCTCGGCGCTCAGCTGGGCCTCACGCACGCGCATCTCGGCCTGCATGATCTGCGCCATCAGATCTTCCTTGGCAGCCTCGCGGGCCTGCTCCAGGTTCATGATCGCCGCATCGCGCTGGCGCTTGGTGATGATGCCCCGGTCATAGAGGTCGTTCGCCATTGCCTCGGCCTTGGTGACCACCTCAGCGGTCTGGCTCTCGATCTCTTCGTCTACGGCCAGCATGCGGTCCATGACGCGCGTGATCTCGGGCGACAGGTTCGCCCGCTCCGGCAGCCTGATCTTCCCGGTACGGATGTCGCGCCACAGCGCCGTGATCCACTGCTTGAACGCGCGGAACGCCTCGCGCAGCGACGGCACCGGCGCCTTGCCGGTCTGGAGGTAGACCTCGAACGTCTCGGCGAAGGCTTCCTGAAGCTCGCGGCCCTCTGGCGTGACGCGGCCCATATCGTCGTACATCCGGAAGTCAGGGCCGACCTTGCCCCACTTCTTCACTGCCTCCCACTGCTCGGTCACGAACGGGTGCGCGTTCTCCGCCATTGCCATCCGCTCGATCTCAGCCAGATACCAGTGCGCGCCCTCGTGCATCAGGGTCGTGACATCGGCCGCCTCGAACATGGTGATGATATTGCGGCTCGGTGAGAACTGGCCTCGGCGCTGTTGGTCCAACTCCTGGAACAGCAGGCCCTTGCGATCGAGAACCTTGACGTCGCCGTCATTGAACACGACATAGTTGAACGTCTGGTTCGCCGGGTTCCGCTTGCCGCGCGACATGCCGTCGAGATACCGCACGCCGCGCACGCCGTTTCTGCGCATGATCTCCATGGCGGGCGTGTCGCTTTTCTTGAGCGCAGCAACCAGCGGCCCCATTCGGGTCGCCGCGCCATACTTCGCAATCAGGTCGGCCACCTCACCGAGCGTCCCGGCTTCTGCAGCCTCGCGGAACGCCTTCTGCACAGCGGCGGGCTGCTGGCCAAACGGTTTGTCATATTGGATCGTTGCCTCGGCGGGCAGCTTGACCGCAACGGTGTAAATGTTGCCGCCACCGCGAATGGTGGGCTTGCGCGGCTTTGGGATGCCTTTGGAAGATTTAGGGTCCAGTGTCTTGAGGTAGGACAGCCCTTGCTTCAGGAACGCAGCAAGCTCCTTTCTGTCGCGGATGACTGGACGATCCGCAGCCGCATATTCGGAAGCAGCGCGGCCCGGATACAAGAAGGGTGACTCAATCTGGTCGATCTCATACTGAAGCGAAAAGATTGCCCGCTCCAGCGCGCCGGAGTGCGTCATGTCTGAAGCCAGAGACCTATACCCGCCGAACAAGTCGTGGTGCAGAAACTTGTCCCGGTACTTCCAATACTCAGCCAACGCAAAGTGCGCAGGGTTCGCCTTGTTGAACGACTCCTTGCCCAGCTTGATACCGGGCGACAGCTTCTTCATCCGCTTGCGATACCAGTTCGCCACGCCAGCGCTCTGAGTGAAATAGTGCCCCGGGCCGAACGCCTGCGCCCCTTCGCCCGCGCCGATCTTGTCGCTCTTGAACTGGTCGAACTTCGCGGTCGTGCCGTGGAACGCAATGAACTCGTCAAGCTCCAGGATTTGCATACCCTCGGTCAGCGGCAGCACATCCGTCTCCGGATCGTTCAGCGCCGCCTCCACCTCGTCCTTGTTGTCAAGGTCGGGCATGGTGATTTCTTGAGCGAGCAGGTCGCCTGCCGCCACGTTGCCCGAGACAATAGAGGCGCCCTCTGGCAATCCAGCATCACGGCCCATTTGCAGAGCGCTTGAGATATCAGGGAAAACTTCAGGCCCTTCGGTGATTTGCCCAATGTTAGCACCAAACACCACAGTTGATGGGCGGCCGCTTTGCCACGAACCGTCTTTGCTAAAGTATTCCTGCCTCTCTCCGCTTTCGTCAGTAATTTTGCGCGTTAAAACATATGAGCCATCTGCCCGTTGTTCCGGTACGATCTCTACCGAGAACGCGCCAAGTCCTCGGCTGTACTCACCTCTTGCGACGATTGATGTAGCGCCGGACTCCAGCGCCCCCTCCTCCATCGCACGCTTAACAGCCTGCTTCTGACGCGCTTCCTCTGCCTTAATTTGCTGGCGGACCTCATCAGCTTGATCCGCGAACGCCTCATAGGCAACCGCATCACCAGCCTGATTGGCATCCTGAGCCTTTTCGTTTAGCTCGTTTTTTTTGCGGTTCAGGTCTTCCAGATACTGACGCTCAAGAAACCCTGGATTGGATAGGTCGGCGTCTACAGAATCGGCATTCCCACGAATCTTCTCGGAATGCCTGCGCGCGCTTTCAAGAACCTCCGGCATAGCCTCAAAAAACGCGAGACGGGCTTCTTTGTTCGACGGACTGGCTGATGATTCCAGCGCCCCCTCCTCAGCCACCATCCCGTCAATGCTGCCCTGAATGCGCGGGTAGTGCTGGTCGAAGAACTCCAGCGGATCGGCGCCAACGCGGCGCGCCAGGGTCGTGACCATCGCGGTCTGGATCGCCACGCTGGCATTCTCCTGCTCGCGCTCGGCGAGGATGCCTGCGCCGCGGATGCGTTGGCGAACACGGTCCGCAACCTGCTGCTCCTTCTCGGCCATGTCAGCGCCGTTCTGCAGGTCGTCATAAATACGCTTTGCAGTCTCGCGCATCTCCGGATCAAGAGCGGCCCGCATCTTCTCTTTGCGGGCTGGCGTATACGGATCGTCATTGCGGCGCGTATTGGCCTGCGTCTCGGCGCCGTGCAGACGCATCAGGTCGCTCGTGGCAAGGTCGGACAACTTGACCTCGATCTCGCCGAAGTTCTCCCATTTCTGCTGCAGCTCATCACGCGGCACACCGAGACCATCAAGCGCATCGGATAGCTCGACGCCTTTTGCCTTCAGCGTCTGAGCCAGTTCGTCCAGGTCCACAGTGACCGTCTCGACGCCCGTGCCCGCAGCCTGGCGGTCCAGCACATCCTTCAGCTTCTCAGGGCTGCGCTTGCCGAGGCGGCTTTCCTTCGCCTTCTTCAGGACAGCGTCGATCGCAGCGTCCCCTGCCGAGGGCTGGGACAGGAGCGAGCGCTCGACCATGTCGCGCACGGCGGTGTCGAGGCCGATGAGGGTGGTGTTGGTGATGCCAGAGGCGACAAGCGTGGCCAGCGCCGTCTGGCCTGCGTAATAAGGGGTCTCCTCGACGAAGCGCCCGATAGTCATGTCCTGATCGACATACGGAATATCGACAAGGCGGTTGCCCAGCGTCGCAAACTGTTCCTGGATTTGTTCCTGCCCCATGCTGAGGGCCAGCTTGCTGACGAAGCCACGATCAGACTTCAGCAATTCATCGAGATAACCAAGGCTGATCCGCTCCGTGACGATCTCCACGCCGGCCTGCAGCAAGGCCCGATCACTGGCGTCACGCTCGCTCAGGTTCAGGTTGTAGATGCCCTCAAGATACTCGGCGCCAGCAACCTGTACGCCCATCGCGCCAGACGCGACCGTCGCCCCGCCCCGCCCGCGCAGAGCGAAGAAGGCCGCCATCGACGGTGCCATCTCGGTCAGAGACGTGACACCCGACAGCAGGCCATCAGCGACATAATTGCCGGTCTGCGCCTTCTCCAGCGTCTCGGTGAACTCCTCAACCTTCGCCCGGGCGCGCGCATCGACTGTGGCCATGCGGCGCTCCAGCACGCCGCGCACGGCCTTGGCGTCATCAATCCCGACCTGTGACGCGAACATGGGCCGCATGCTCTCTGGCAGCGCCTTGCGCACTTCCTCGCGGACAATGCCGGACGCAACAGGTGCGGTGTCGAGATTGCCGTAGGAGATAGGAACGTCGAACCCGGAGATCGTGCCAACATCAGGCACCCGAACGGTGCGCCAGCCACGCGGAGCATCCTGTCCCAGCTTCTTGCGGCGCTCCTGACGGGCCTCCCATTCATCGCGCTGGCGATAGAACTCCATCGTCTCGCCCATCGCCTGGCGCTCACCAGCAACGCCAACAGCCGCGAACCGCTGGAAACCGCCCTTCGCTGCATAGCCGATCTTCGAGAACGTCGATTCGATCTGGCTCAGGATGTCCACGTCATCCTTGGCAACAGCGTAATTGTCTTCGTCATCGAGCCACGCCATCGTGCGCGGGCTGGCTTCCATGAGCAGCTTCCGGCGCGCCTCCTGATCGCGGCGCTTCCAATAATCGGGGTCGGCTTCCACCGCCTTGCGCGGCACGCCGAACTTGTTTCCAAGTTGCAACGCCTCACCCGCCTGATCCGGCGGCGGCTGCGTCATGTCCCAGGACTGCTGACGGAATGCCTTGCGCTGGTCTTCGTCGGCCATTTCCTGAGCGAATAGACGGTCAGCCGCCTGCCTGCGCTGTTCTTCCAGAGAGACCGGATCGGTACCGTCAGCCATGCAATTCTCCTGATTAGGAGAACACCATAGCGAGACTACGTTGGCCTGCGGTCTATGGGGCGTCCGGGCCTTTGGGCTCCTCAGCTGCCCATTTCTTCAGGACGTGACGGATGCCCTGAACGATCAGGTAAATCAGGAACAGGCCGAGACCGGTTACCAGGGCAGACAGCGCCGTTGCCAACATCACTCAACCTCCCTGCCAAAGCGGTCCGGGTTCTGAGTTGCCCGGCGGAAATTATTTCTTTGCTCGAGTTTGCGCGCTTCTTCAAGGATTAGCGCTTCAGACGCATTCGGATATTGCCCGCGTGCTATTGCAACAGCCTCGCTCCAGATAGCCGGATTCTGCCGGCGATAGTCCAGTGCGATGCGGCGCATGTCAGTCTGAACCGCGCCCGCCGCGATGTCCTGCGAGATGGGGTACTTGGTCTTGCCAGTCTTGGGATCAGCGCCCGCCTTGGCGTAGGCCAGCGCCACCAGCTGCTTGGCACGGTCTGCCTGAATATCAGCCCCGCCGGTACGAGCCATCTCCTCATCCACGAGACGCATGAGTTCACCCTCGAACACCAGCGCCGTATCTGGCTTTTTCCGGTTCGAGCTCAGATAAGCGACACCCACGTCGCCCTCGCCAACCCCGTCAAAATATTTGCCGTAATCCTTCGGCGACAGGTTCTCAGGCATGTAGGCGCTGGCGAGATTGACCACCGACTTGTAGGCCTTGCTGACAGCGTCTGCCGGGGCGCCGCCGCTGCCTTTGGCATTAGCCGCATCCAGCACAAACTGGCCGCGCTCGTCAGGGCTCATACCCTCCCACAGCCGGCTCAGGTTCGGATCGGCCAGGATGCCTTCAACACCGAGCAGTGCGAGTTCGGGATCGCTGACCATCTGGGCCTTTAGGATACGGTAGTTCCCCATGGAAACCTCCCGCATCGCCGCCTTCTCCTGCGCCGACGCGGTGGCCATCTGCTGGGCATGAAGGTCTCGCTGCCTCTGCTCGGCCTGCAACATATCCCGCACTTTAGGCGAAGCATCGCGCATCAGGCTTGCAGGAATGCGCTGGCCAGTCGTGATGTATTCCATGCCGGCGTTCCATTGCGCCGTATCGTTTGCGGTGACAGCTGCCTGGTACTGGTTCAGCCGGACACCGCCACGCCCCTCAACGCGTTGCAGCATTTCGGGATCCTTGATGCGCGGGTCATCGCGCACAAGGTTCAGGAACTCACCATAATTCTGGCCAGACTTGTCCCACAGTTCGTCGGCAATGGTGATCGCCCCGCCTTCGCGCTGCTTGGCCTCGATGACATCGCGGGTCTTCTGCCGCATTTCCTCTGACGTGAAGTCGCCGGAATTGGCCATGAAGTAAGAGTCAGCGCCGGAATAGTCCCCATTGTCCAGCGCGGCGTCGATCGCATTCAAGTGCTTGCGTTCAAGACCCTTTGCAAAGGCGTCCTCCGCCTTGATCGTCTGATCTGCCGCAGCCTCAGCCGTGATGATGCCCGCCCTAAACTGCGACTGGATAAATGACTTCTGGCTGTCCAAGCGCTCCTGCGCCATCGACGGCTGCGTAGGATCGACCTGCAGGTAATTCGACGGCTCGTCATAGGTCTTTGAATATGCTTCGACAGTCGTGACAAACTCACCGCGCGCGATGTCTACCTGCTTGCGGCGAGACAGGTCGCGAACCTGAATAGTGTTGCGCTGCAGGACAGCCGCAGACTGGTTGCCGAACGCGCGCTTTAATGCGGGACTGGTGATGTTCCCGCTGATCTCGGACACGACCTTGTTGGCTCGCTCCTGAAACATTGCCTCAAGGCTGGCCGGGTCAATCTCGTTATCGTCCTCAAGCGCACGGCGCTCTAGATCCAGCCGGTTCGTTAGTTCGATCTCGGCTTTGGCAGCGTCTGACGCAATCTTCGCGTCCGCCATACGGTTGGCAATTTCAAGCCCGGTATCGCCGACCCCCTCGATGGCACGGCCGACAGGATCGACGTCGCTCATGCGCGCTTCGCGCACCGGCTGGTAATTGTTCCGGACGTCCTGAGCTATGGGGGAGCGGGGGAGCTTGGCCATTATCCGAATTTATCTTTCCACGAAGCGCCCGCATTCAGCAGTGTTGTGGCAGCCTGGATATACCCCGCCTGCTTCTTCATCTGCCCCTCAGCGCGCGCCATGTCGCCCTGCGTCCGCGTCACCCGCGCGCCGCGGCGCATCGCTGCCGCACGCTCCTCGGCCGCCGCGCCTTCCAGAAGCTGATCCAATGTCGATGTCTTGACCGTCTCAGCCCGCACGGCCTGGACCGTCGCGTCAGCCGTCGATCCCCCGCCAGCCGCCGCTGCCGCCGTCTGCTCCGCCAACAGCTCCCGCGTCCGCGCGGCAATACGCTGCTGGTTGTGGCTCGCAGCGGCGATTTCCTGCCCAGCCTGGATCTCCTGCTGCGCAGCTTCGGCATACGCCGCCTGCCGATTGTACTTGCCCACACGCGAGGCATACTGACCCTGACGGATAGAGCCATAGGCGCTGGTTGCTGCGCTCACGGCCATCACCGTCATCGTTACCGGATCTGCCATCTATCTGTACCCTCCAGAGAGGCACGCCGTTGTCATGGCCAGCACGCTCAAATCCAAATCTTTCCAACCACTTGGCAGCCTTCGGGACCGACACATCTTCCTTGGCCCACACTTCATCGACCCCGGCCAGAACTGCCGCTTGCATGATCTTTATCGCAAGCCTGTGGACCTGTGGTGGAGGTGGGCCATCGCACCAGAACGTTGCCCAGGTGATGTCTTCTTCAAACCAGAGCCCGCCGGCGCAGGCCAGTGTCTCGTCCTCGTTCCGGATCGCATACCCCGCCACGTCGCGCGGCTCCCAGCCGAGGCCCATCTCGGCGAAGTGAGCGCCGGTCAGTAGCTCCAATCTCACCCGTTCACTTTCAGAACATGGGCAACCGCGAGCACAGTTGCCGGCCCTGCCGTGTCCATCGTGATGTGCAGCCGCACATCCGGCTCGGTCCAGCTGTGGACGTTGAAGTCGTGATCTCCTGACCATTCTTGGACTGATGCGTCGAACACCAGCGAGTTGTCCGCGATGCGGTCGTCCAGCTGCTCCATGTCGTCGAAGTCCGGCCCCCACTTCAGGGCGCCGCCCGCCGTGCGGTGGATCACCAACCCGATCTCTTCGAGCTGCTTCTTGGTCGTCAGCGCAGACCCCATCTGCGCGCCCCATGCAAGGCGCCCTGACTTGTACCGGCCCGAATACTTAAGCCCCGCAATGGCGTACGTCGCCTCGAAGCTCAGCGTCACCTCACCGCCCGTGACCGTGAGCGGACCTTCTTCGCGGCCATTGGCCCAGACATAGACGTCCGTGCGGCCCTCCAGATGGTCGAGCCCCGTGACCGTGTCGGTCGCTGCCCCGCTGTACGCAATCGCGCAATGCAGGCGCCAGGCGTCTTCGATCGTGTCCCATGCCTCGGGCGCCAGCTTCTCCACATAGCGCACCGTGTCGCCATCGACCGTGCGGCGCACGACGAAATACACCTCGTCCTCTTCGCCCGGTGACGGCAGGCAGCACACACTCTCGACAAAGCCATCGACCACCATGCGGCACCAGGCCACAACGCCCTCTTCCAGATCGAACACCAGCGCTCCGACCTGCCCGTCCTCGCGCACCGCCCAGATCCGCGGCTCAGGTTCCTGCTGCCAGTCCAGTTCGCGGAATCCGCCGGCACCCGCGATCTCCTTGTTCAGGCGCGTCAGGTCCACCGTGGACATGTCGCCGATCTGGTTTGAATACCCGAACCGGTAAAGCCGCTTTTTCGACCGGCTCACAAACACGGCCGCGTCATCAATCATAAGCTGGCTGGCGTCCGCCGAGCCTTTGGTCGTCTTGTTGATGGCCCGCACATTGTCCGGCTTCAGCACCTCGTTGAAGCTGTTCGACCCGATCTCGCCCTCAAAGCCAGACAAGCCAGCGAGGAGACGGGTCGAACCGCCCAGCCACCGGATGGACGACATCCGTCCGCCAAAGCTGCGCCCGATCGCCTGGTTCGCCAGCGGGCCGATCTCGAAGCTCCCGAAGTCGTCACTCTGCGAGCCCCAGTACTGGTTGCCGCGCCCAGCCCACAGCCTGCCATCGAACAGTGCCACTGCGGTCGGGTGACCGAACCGGCCCGACCATGCCCCAAACTGCCAGAGCGCTGTGGCAATAGTCTGGCCGAACGGCGTGATGACATCGACGGTAACCGCATTGTCCGCCGTCACCGTCACGATCCGCCCGACGCCTTCCGTCAGGCCGCCAGAATAGGTCAGGCTGGCCGTCGCCGACCCGGATGTGTAGGCGCTCATGCGGAACCGGTAATAGGCCACGACATTGTCAAGATCGTCATCGAACGAACCCGAGGCCACGCTGAAAAAAGTCGAGACCGTCTGCCAGTTAACATCGTTGCCGATCGAGCGCTCCAGCACGATTGTGCCGCTAAACGTGCCCGTGATCGAGCGTTGGAAGATGCGCGTCGCCTCGACCCCAGTGACCAGGATGGAATCGGTCACGGCATCCACTGCGTCGAGGTCTGCCGTTACGAACTGCCCGGAGTGGATCAGCTTGATAAGGCTGCCCACATCATAAGTTGCAAACAGCGACGCGCTCGCCGTAATCGTCACCGCCCCCGTGCGCGCCGAGGGCGTCAATGTAGTATTAGACAGGTTGAGCGCATTGAACGGCCCATCGACCTGCAGGAACGGGCGCAGCGACCAACTGTTAGTGCCGCGCCGCTCGAAGACGTGCATCTCCTTGCCCGCGCCCGCGATCCACATCGTGTTGAGGCTTTGCGTAAAACGCAGCTGCGGAACTTGCGAAGCTGTCCACGGTGTGGGCAACTCCAAGAACCCCGGGGCAATCCGCGCGAAGCCGGTAACATAAGACACGCCAACGCCCCGCACTTCGAAGCGAACGTAGTAGGTGCCGACGCCCGGCGTGAACGTGACGACATGGTCCCCTGGCGCAAAAGCAGACGCCTGAACAATATCCTCCGCGCCCGCAGTCGTCCCGACGCGGAACGTCACAGCACGGCGTGACACGTTGAACTTAAAACTGACCGCGTCGTTCGGCGCCGCTGTCGTTACCTCCGACTGCGCAATTGCCGTCTCGCCCACGTCTCCCGTCAACGTAATGACGGCCCCGACAACTCCGATCGACGCGCTCATGGCAAGACCCACTCCCCGCCGCCGCCAACAAACCAGTCGTCGTAGACAAAATCGATATCGCCCGTGCCGCCATCCGGAGGCGCACCGCCACCCGCCGAAGTCGTCGCGCTTTCATCAGTCCAGCTGCCCACAGTCGCGGCAGCACCAGCGACAGCAACATACTCGCCCTCGAAGATCAGGCGCACCTTGTTCTCGCTAAGCTCCATGGCGAAGCGCTGGCTTTCGGAAAACACGAACGGCCGAACATAGGCGACACCGCTGGAGGGCGTCTCGCCGACATACTGCGTGCCGGGCATCTTGGTCATCCCGCCCTGCCTCAGCGGGACAATGTTCTCCATGATTTCGGCGCCGCGCGGATAGTTCTCAAGATCGACGCGGGCAAGGGCTTCCTTGCCAAGCTCACCCGCATTGAACGCAACAACCTGCGACTTGGATTTGGCCATGTCATCCTCTGCGGCTGTAGATATGTGACCTGCGCGCCACGACATAGCCGCCCGGCGCAGGCGGCGTCGTCGGATCGGTCGCCCCGTCAAAGCCCTTGGCCTTGCTGGTGCGGTCCTTCAGAGCGTCGTTGATGCGGCTACGCGTGCCGTCACCCTCGTCATTGACGGGGTAAACCTCGTCAGCGAGATGGGCTGCCACCAGATCAGCGAACGTCTGGGGCCAGCCGCCAACCTGGGTCTTGTAGGTGGCATCCACGAACCAGCAGAAGGTCGTCTCGTAGTTGGTCAGGATCTTGCCCGCCTGATACCCGTAGTTCACCGAGGCGCCGTCCTCGCGGGTATAGTTCGACACCTTCAGGATACGGCAGGAACTGGCAGGCTCGTTGAACGTATAGTCCCAGCCCGGCACCGCAGGCGTCACCTGCGTCAGCTGCTCCAGTGACTTGAAGCTGTTCCAGGGGTGAACCTCAAACAGCCGGTCAACCACATCGTCCCACGCGCCCATGATCTCGCGGACGATCTTCTTGTCCGAGTCCGGACCAACATTGGCCGGCTCACCAAGCAGGCGCAGGGCATTGCGCAGGACGGTGGTTTGGGTGGGCATAAGGCTTACGCAGCCTCCTCAGACTTCTTCGCGCCAGCCGACCGGTTGGCCGCCTTGTTCACCGCAGCCCGGGTCGAGGCCGACAACATGTCCTTCTGCACCAGCGCATGGACGCGGCTCAGGGCAGCATCCTTCGTGGCGAAGCCGGTCTCGACCACCTTGCCGTCATGGTAGATGCCGAAATGCTCAGCCGACCCCAGCCATTCAGCGGTCCAGCCCTTCGGGAAATCGTTGGTCTCGTAGAAGTTCACCTCGCCGCGCAGGCGGGTAATCAGCTGCTGGGTGCTCGGAACCTGGGCATGAACGCGCAGGGTGCAGTCCCATGAGAAGTCTTCTGCCTCGACCTCGATCAGGTCACCCGGCGTCAGCTGGGCCTGGCGGGAGTTGGCGCTGACGCGCATCACCTCGCCGAAATAGTCCGGGCTCATCACCTGCTCAGGCGTGTGCGTCACGGGAATGCGGGCATGGTAGCGGTTGCGCATCTTGCCGGAGCCGTCGAGCGCAAAGTTGTTGGGCGGGATTCGGACTGTCATATGATCTCCAACAGCAGAAGGGCTAGGATGACATGCACCCTAGCCCTCCATGCGTTGATGGGCGGATTACGGGCCTAGCCCGCTGCCACCACGATTGCCGTCTCGGTTGCCACAGTGGCCGCGCCGGCCGCGCTCATCGCAATAACAATGTGCCACGCAGCGTCAGCCGGAGGCGCAGAGTTCTTGATGGTCGTGGTCGTGGGAATGGCCGTGGTCCAGATGCGGACCAGGATCATGTCGCCGACTTCCATCCCCTTCGGGTTGGCAGCGCCTGCCCCTACGTTGGTGAAGTAGGCGGCGCCATCTACGACGCCAGTCGCATCTGTGGTGTCATAGACCCAGAGGCTGACGCCAACCGGACCCGTCTTGGCCAGGATGCACTGCAGGGTATTGGGCGTGAAGGCCATGGTTCATTCCTCCTTAGCTGAACGCTGCAGTGTCGTCGTGGACGGCCTTGTAGACCCCACGCGGCAGGCAGAGTTTTGCGGCATGCATCACCACGGCGTAGTTTTCCCAGCGGTGTTGCGGCTCAAAGTAGTAGGCGTGGTATTCCGGATCGCCAGAATCCTGGTGACCGATCGCCGACTCGTGGAACAGATGGCACGTCGCCGTTGCGGTTCCTTTGCCGGTCAGGCCGGTGTGGGAGAACCAGTTGACGCCGAGCCAGCGGTAGTAGCCGAGCGATGGCAGGCCATTCTCCAGCTTCTTGGTCTCGATGAAGTCAGCCGACTTGAACTCGTTGATCCGCATCATCTGGCGCAGGGCCTTCGGCGTCACGACGCCCCAGACCTTGCCGTCATCCGTGGGGATGTCGTTGTCCTCAAGCTCGGACACCCACTCAAGAATGTTGCCGAAAGTCGAGAAGGCAATCGCCGACCCGCTGTTCATGACCTGCGAAGCAGCGTCCAGCTGGTTGACGATGATCTTGTCCACCTTGCGGAAGCAGGCCGCAGCGGCCTTGCGCATCTGCATCGAGCGGACGTTCGGGTTGGTGCGGAACGCATCGAAGTTGTCGATGGTGTACTTACCACCGAAATCTTCCTGCGGCGTCGCCTGCACTTGGCCAAGGCCGAGCTGGGCAAGCGGGATGTCGCCATCACGGGTGCGGCTCTGCGCCTCTTCGGACGGGTCAACCACGTCCCAAGTAATCGTACCGGCCTTCTGGAGACCATCTGTACGCACGCACTTCTTAAGCTGGGACTTCTCCCGCTCGTAATCGACCTTGAACTCGTCGTTATATAGGACGCGGTCGATGTCACTGATCTGATTAACCGACATGAGTCATCAGTCCTCTTTATGAGGTTGAACATTAGGGCTCACGGCGATCCGGCAGACCTTCGGATAAGCCCTTTCGGGGTCCGGCAGTCACCTCGATTTAGTGCGCGGGTCCGTTACCGGATAAGCCGCGTGGCTCCGAAACCGCCCATCGCCAGAGCGGCCCATTGCCTGCCGGTCAGAAGCTC